TATCGCCTTGATAGCGAATACTTTTGTGACTTTTACGACTGGTAATTATATCAAAATTTTTTGGTTGGTAAACCTTACAATCAATATTGTATTTTTTAAATCGATTTACTAAAGAGCTTGTTTCTGTGTCTTTTTCAACAGAAAATGCATCATAATGAAATATCCAAACAGATTTCATTCGGTATTTAATTCTTCTATATCAAAATCTTGAGGATCTTCGTAATCTATATCTGCATGATTTTGACCATAAACTAAATCTTTTGATTCTAACAATAAATTATACCAGTAAAAAGGATTATAAAAATTAAACATTGTTATCTCCCATATTTTCAACCTGTTTAACCCAGTAAATTATTTCCCATCTTCCATTATAATGTTCTACTAATGCACTGCAACTTTCCACCCAGTCGCCATCATTCATGTAAATTATACCATTTATTTCTTTAATTTCTGGTTTATGAATGTGACCACATATAATTCCGTCGAAACCACGCTTGCTGCAGTAGTCAACTAGATTACGCTCAAAATGGAAAACAAAATCTACGGCTTTTTTTACACGCTGCTTAAGAAATTGAGAAAGCGACCAATATCCAAATCCGAGCCTATGTCTAATTCTATTAAAATTAGTATTTAATACGAGCAGTAAATCATATGCCTTATCACCAAGAAAACTTATCCAAGGAGCAAGTCTTGTAATACCATCAAACATATCTCCGTGTATTACTAGATATTTTTTACCATCTATTCCTATATGTATTATTTGATTTGCTATTTCTATTCTACCAAATGATATTCCATATGGAATCATTGGTCTAAGAAATTCGTCGTGATTACCAGCAATGTAATAAACATTAGTACCTTGCTTAGCATGTCCTAATATCCTTCGGACAACGTTAGAGTGAGATTGTTTCCAAGCCCATTTGTTTTGCTGAATTTTCCATCCATCAACTATATCACCTACGAGATATAATTTTTCTGCTGTATTATTTTTCAGAAAATCTACTAATATTTCTGCTTGACAACCTTTACTACCCAAATGTAGATCTGATATAAAGATTGATTTATATTGCATATTTTTAGAGGGTCAGGTATTCATCCCTAATTAACAATCCCATTTTGGGAGAATATTCATTACAAGTAATGTTGGCAATCGGGGAGTTACCTGATTTTTTAAATAAAAGTATATATTATATTTATGTTTAAAATTAGTAAAACAATATTAAGTTTTAATGTATTATCTTAAAGTAAAATATTAAGAATGGTGATGATGGCGAGGTTCGAACTCACGGCTTTAGGGATTTACAGCCCCTTGCATTGGACCACTCTGCCACCTTCACATTATTCAACTATTATACACTCTAATAAACAATTCTCTCCATTGATTGCTAATTGTTTGGGGGCTAAATTTTTCTCTAATATAATCTTGACCATTTTTTACTTTACTTATTGCTTCTTCCTTATTAGTCAACGCCCATTTAATTCCTTCACTGACATCTCCCCGCCAAATAAAATCTTTAAGCTCATTCCAACTTTCAATATTAGTATTTGGTGTGATAACAAATCTACCTGCTCTTAAAGCTCTGATAATTCTGTTACCATTAGTTAATGGATTATTGCTAGTAAGTAAAACTAAACCACATTCTTCTAATAATTGTAGTTCATTAGATATACTAAAAGGTACTAAATTAGGTGCATCGAAACTTTTAGAACATACAATTAAATTTTCTAATTTGATGTATGGTTTTAAACTATCATAATTTGATTGATGACCAAACCATAAAATTTTATTGTTATTAATTGAGGGTTGTAATTCTTCATTGGTATAACAATCTTCAATTACTTCACAATTAATTCTATAATGTTTATATATTTTTTCTTTTAATTTTTTAGATGATACTGTAGTTACTGTAGCATGAACTATTGCAGCTCTTTGCATACTTCCAATTTCATTATTTTTATCTAAATGAAAATCGGTAATATCAAAAATAGATTTAAAATTTGTATTTTTTAATCTAATAAAATTTTCAGTATTAATAGTTCTAAATATTACAGTAACATCAGCAACGCCACCCATAGCGTAATCTAATCCATGTAAATTCTTTGTAGCCTCTACTCGGTATCTGTATCCAGCATGTCCAGAAAATAGATCGCCGATATATCCAATAACAGGTAATTTATTCACTAAAAAATTTTTATATTTGTTTAAGATAACTAGATAACAAAGTCCAATCAATATCAAACTTTATCTTTTCACCGTCTTTATTGTAAACAGAGTAACTGTAATTACCTAAATATAATTTGTCGCCGTTTGGCTCTGTTTTTAAAAGTTGACCACCAGGTTTTGAAACAGATTTTGTTTTTTTAATTTTTTTATTCATAATATTCTCCGTAAAAGCTATAGTTATAAAAAATATTTTTTAAAAAGTTTTAATTAACTCTTTTACGATTGCCCTGATACTTTTTCTTGGTTTATAGCCTAACTTCTTTAATTTGCTGTTATCCATATACATCGATTTTACTTGTACTAGCTTATGAAAGTCAGCCTGTGGAACTTCGATGATTTCAGACTTAGATTGTGTGTAACCGATAGCATACATGATGATTGTATAAAAATCTGTCTTTGTCATATTACCGACATTGTAGATCTCATTCACTTTGCCTCGAGTTAGAATCAATGCAATAGCACCACACAAATCGTCAACATGAATATAATCGCGAATGAATTCGCCTTTATCATATAAGTTGATTGGACGATTGTTCTTTATTTCACCCAACAAATAAGTCAATGCATTTTTCTTCTTTGATACTTTTTTATCACCCGGACCAAGGACATTTGCAAACCTTAAGATTCTATACTTTATATTGAATGTTTCACAATATGAAATTAGCAATTGTTCTGCTGCACGCTTAGTAATTGAATAGAATCCTTTTGGATTACAATAAGATGTTTCTTTAGCAGGTAGATCTGTATCACCGTAGACAAACCAAGAGCTTGCAAAGTTAAATACAATATCTTTACCCTTACATTGTTCTAATATTTTGATTAAAGTAGTTAGATTAGTATCTATATCAATATAAGGATTCTCTTTCATACTATAATTGTCAACCGTTGAAATCAAGTAAAGGATTTCTCCCTTATCGATCTTCACTTCATAGTCATCTCGATCATTTACAATCGTTTCATAGCAAAGTTGACAAAAACGACTTCCTATAAAGCCGTGTCCACCAAATACATTTACCACGATTGGATTACTCCAGAAATATAGTTTAGAACCTCATCTGTGTAGGTGGGTGTACAACCAATAAAGAACACATGTGAAAGAGCTTTATTAGCATTTGGAAAATCTCTAAAATCACCTAAATGCTTATATCCAGGATGAAGTAGGATGTTACCAGCAAAGTAGCTTCTTGTTTGAATCTTATTAGCTTCAAAGTGTGCGACGAGCAATTCTTTCAAGTCTTGTGATTCGCAAATAATTGGTACACCAAACCAAGATGGATCTGCATTATCAAGTTTAGAGGCAACTCTTACACCATCAAGCTGATTCAAACTATAGCTAATTGACTTAGTATGCTCTCTTCTTTTCTCGTCAATAAACTTAATCTTAGTCAATTGAACTAAGCCAATCGCACCCTGTAAGTCTAGTGGCTTTAGGTTATAACCCATATTAGTAAACACATACTTGTGATCAATCACACCATCATAATCTTCAAGCCATTCTGAAAATCTCTTACCGCATGTTCCACATGATAGTTTATTATTTTTACCAACACAATAACAATCTCTACCCCACCACGATATCGAGCGAATCAACGGGATCAATTCATCGTGATTAGTACAAACCATTCCACCTTCACCAGTTGAAATGTGATGAGCTGGATAGAAGGAGCAAGACCATGCATCATATAACTTGCAAAGATGTTCGCCTTTCCACCTTGAACCAAGACTATCACAATTATCACCAATCAGCCTAAGATTGTGTTGCTCACATAATGCGACCAATCTATCCATATCAGGAGGATTGCCAAGAACTGGCGAGACGACAATTGCTACTGTCTTTGGTGTGATTGCTTTCTCAATCAAATCAACATCAAAGTTTAGGGTGTTCATTTCAATATCAACGAACACTGGCTTCATATTGTTTTGAACAATAGGTGCGATTGTAGTAGGAAAGCCTACAGGAGATACAATAAGCTCTGCACCATCTTGCCACCCATAAAACTTCTTAAGAGATGTAAACATTACAAGATTTGCGGATGAGCCAGAATTTACCATATGAGCATGTTTTACTTCAAACATTTTTGCAAAAGCTTCCTGGAATTCTGCAATTTTTTCACCGGTAGTGATCCATTCTCCATTAATTAAAGCATTAATGGCAGCTTGAATCTCTTGATAATCCCACACTGGACCTGAGTAGTATACCGGGGTGGTTCCAGGTATAAATTCATCATATTTGTTAATATAACCAGGCTTAGCACTTAAAGCCAATGCATTTATAATACTTTGCTGAATCATTTACCTTGACCTCGATATTTTTTATATCCATGTCTTTGCGATTTATTCATGCTACTAGTTTTTGGTTTACTGCCGCCTTGTCTAGTACGTTTTTCAATTGTTTGTTTTCTTCTATCACTTTCACTTGCCATAATGTATATCCTTAAAATTAAACTGGATGAAAGGCCACTTTATTATCTTTGGGTACAACAATTCCAGATCCAAACACTGAATTATATTGATTATAAAGTTCTTTAACGGGCTCCGATTGCCAAATCAAGAACTCAGCTGCTATTTCAATTAAATGTTCCTTTGTATGAACAGCATAAGGAAGCATTGCCATGGTGGGATCGCCTCCAGCTTGTCTGGGTGGCATTAAGGTAAGAAGGCATGGTTGTTTAATAGAGTATCCATCATCAGTTGGATTTACATCGCCAATAATTTCTTCCCCCGTGGATAATTTTACAATTTTAATCATTAATTATTTTCTCCAAAAATTTTTCAACTTCATTTTCATTATAGCATATTTTAATAAAAGAATCAAGAGACGCTCGATTAAAACCTGCAATAATCGTTTGGTCACAAAGGACGCTAACTTTAATAATCCAATAATCATAAAATACAGCGTCCAGACTTACCATATTATTTTTTTATTTCCTTAATAGATTCTGCTATTTTTCCATTATGTGCAAAAATAGCAGCTGCTCTTGCTTGTCCATACATTTCTAACCATTCAAAAATTTTTTTAAAAAACTTTTTCATAGTAGTCCTTTATACTTAAGCTGACGTTCGCGATATTCAAAATCAGCTATATCTACACTCTTGGAAAGATAAAATTCTGCCTCTGATTGATATGAAATACTAAACCAGTTTCTGATTTTGTTCCACACCGACTTTTGTGAAGATGGTGTCGGTACACCACCTGGGGCTACTTGTGATAGCCCCATGGCGGTAAATTTTTGCATTATTCTGTCTTTTCCTTCTCAACCAAAAATTGTTTTTCTGTTTTTTTGGATTTAGTAGAAGTATCAGCAACTTCAATTTTGCGAGGTTTCTTGTGCTCAGGAATAATTTTTTCCAGGGCAATCTTCAACATACCGTTAATCATTTCTGCATTATGAATTTCAATATGGTCATCTAATGCAAAAGTGCGGGTAAAAGCACGGTTTGCAATACCTTTGAACAAAAAGTTATCTTGGTCATCAGCTGAAGCTCCGCTAATTACAAGTTTGTTATCCTCAAAAGTAATTTCAATATCTGATTTAGAAAAACCAGCAACGGCTAATTCGATAACATACTTGTTATCTTCTACCTTGCGGATATTGTATGGGGGATAGTTAGGAATATTTTTGGTCAAATCATCGTGTAGCTTAGCCATACGATTCCAATTATCATCGAAACCCACATAGAACTTATCCAAGTCCTTAAACATATCCAAAACAGTACGAGGTACTAGAGTCATTTTAATTCTCCTATTAAGCGAGTTAAATTATAAACCAACCCAAATGGCGTTGGCAGGCAGTTTTACTAGGTTACCTAGCCTAGTTCCATCACGATGGATGTTATTATTTATATTCTATAAGCTCATTTACTACTTTGTCAACAGAAATTTTCCAGTCTGCCGCTTGAAACTGCTTAACAACAGTAACATCTTCATAAAATCTAGACTTACCAACATGGCCTTCAATAAACCAGGGAAAATATAACCTTCCATTACAAAGTACAAATGTCTTTTTACCCATTGCACCCGCAGCATGCGCAACACTTGTATCACAAGATATTATAACATCACAGGTTTCTATGATAGCAAGTAGCTCTTCATAATTATCTAATTTAGGATATAAAATTTTTTCATTTCTTTTTTCCTTGATTATACCAGTATTTCTTCCCTTATAATAAGTATAATTTCCATAATATAAATTGACTATTTCTGCTCTATTTCCAACTTGATTAACGATAAAATCTCTAGGAATTGATAGAAGACCCCTTAACTTACTTTTTAAATTACCGTGATGGCACAAGCCAATTCTGAATTTAGATTTATCTAAGTAATTTTTAACTATTTCTGGGTTAGAAAAAAAGTATTTTTGATTAGGGATGTTAAATCTTACATCCAAAAGATAAGGTAATTTAAAAATACTAATTAGAGAATATTTCTTTTTGGGGTTGTATTGTATACTTTTTATATCTGGAAATATTCTAAAAAGAGTATTATCTAAAATACCATCACTAAGATAATATACATCACCCTTTATTGTTTTCTTGAGTTGATTATACCACCTTAAGAAGATAATCTCATCACCAGTCCCCCCTTGTTTATAAAGATAAACATTATCTATATTTTCAAGATTTGTTGGTTGATCGACATTCTTTAATCGTCGTAGTACTTTTAGATTATCATTAAACTCTTTAGGTGATACTTTATCATGTTTGTTAAAGTATATTTCCCATAATTTTGGATAATTGCCTTCAAAATATTTTAAAATAAAAAGATTAGTATGATTTATACTAGGATATTTTTTAATTATAACATCCCTAAGATCAATAGCTTTTTGATATTGAAGAGTATGTGCATAAAGACTATAAAGGCACATATAATCATTTATATCAACTTTATCTTCCTTTACACTATCCTCAATTAATCTTATTACCTTTAAAGGGTCGTTAAAGTCAAGAATATGACAATATTTATCATACATTATTCAACGCGTTTCTTTCCAATATTATATTTTGTTTGTAAACTCCATTCTGATTTTTCTTTGAAAGAAAGAACCTTTATCTGTGATAATGGTGCCATAAGTGAATGTTTATTGGGATCAATTATTTTAATTAACTCCCAGTCTGCTAATAATTTTGTAATAGTATTACGCCTTTCTATATCATTATCAGTTAGTTCAGCTTGCTTCCCATCAAGCGCAAATAATTCCTTAAAATGAACAATGAAATATCTACCTTGTTTATGTAAAATATGACAAGATTGATATAAAATTTTATCTTTTCTTGAAGATACACCAATACGCGTTAATGTTTCTCTTACCTTTAAAAAATCATCCGGATGATTTAAAGTAACTTCTAACGGTAAATAACCTGGCATATCGATTTTGAAGAAATCTTCAGTTGCCATGACCACCCCTATTCAATTTTGTTTTTATTATTTGGATTTGTTCATCGGTCAACAAAGGCATAATTTGACGTGCTTTTTCATTACTATAACCATAGTATTGTTTAACTATATCAATCGCCTCAATCTTGGATGCTTTGATCCATTTATTGAACCTTTTTCTAGGTCTTATTGTATTTATTAAAAATTGAAATTGGAGTGTTTTCTCGATATGTGGTCTCGAGTTCATCTCGTTTGCTTGAATTATAGTATCTGAACCGTATGATAACCCTTTATTAACGATGTATGGTTGATACTGTCTTTCAGACCATTGATCTACAATCAATTGCTCTTTAGTGTAATTGATTGCGCTAAGAAAATCAAAAGGAGATATAGAAGGGATCTTATATGTTTCTTCTTCCTCCGCTTTGACGAATTGGTTGTTATCCTCGAAGAACGCCATATACAAAGTCTTCAGCAAGATGACTTGCTTGAGCCATATGTTTTGCAATTAGAATAGTATGATCTCGATGACCATGCTGCGTTTCCGCATAACAATGAACCTGCAAAGTTTCATTACCATATTCATTTAATAATTCAATTATCGCAGTTTTTTGCTTATCATCGGAATAATATCTTGCAAGTTCTTTAATTTGTACTTTCATTTTAACTCCACTGAAGCCATAATTTCTGTTAGACAGGCTGCTAGGTTAATTTCTTGGTCTGCCACAAAAGCAGATTTATATTGATAATCGGCAATAATTAATACTAATTGAGGTATTTGTTGTGTGTTGGTTGTTAAAGTATCATATATTTTACGAAATAAAGTTGTGGGGTCGTTATCCAGATTATTAACAACCCAGGTACGCATCTTTTTCCAATCTTTTTCCTTAAGTGCTTCTAATAATTGATTCATATTTACATCAGCAATAGATGTTAATAATCCTTCATCAATAGAACCTGAAACACTATAGCGCTGAAGCTCATTAAGCGTGCGTCTATAATCTGGAAAATATTTTTCTACGAGTTTAGCTACTACTTTTGGATCAAATGTAATATTTTCATTATTAAGTATTTCTGTAATTCTCTTAAAGAATCTATTTGCAATCTTAGGCTTTTCTTCTTTAGCAATCTTAAATTCTATCACAGAACATCTGCTATGTAAAGGTTGAATAATCCTATTTTTATAGTTACAAGTAAAGACGAATCTACAATTCTTACTAAACTCTTCAATAAACCCACGCAATGCAGGTTGAGTGGAGTTGGGGTTAAGATAATCAGCTTCATCTAGAATTACTACTTTTAGTCCTCCATTAAAGGATACGGTTGATGCAAATTGTTTGATCTTGGTTCTTAGAACATCAATACCAGACTCTTCAGAACCGTTGATAATTATATAATCAATTCCTAGTTCTTCACATAAAGCTCTTGCAACAGTAGTTTTTCCTACACCTGCTCCTCCACAAAATAACATATTTTGCAATTGATGTTCTTCAAGCATTTTCTTAAAGATATTCTTTTGCTCATTAGGTAAAATACAATCATCTAGCTTCCTCGGTCGATATCTTTCTACCCAAAGAAATTGATCTTCATGAAATTCCATAATAATTCACTTATTTAGTTGTTGTAATCCCCAAAACTTATTTTGATCTAAAAATCCTGTTTGTTCGAATAACAGGATATAATCCCAGGCATGACCAAGATATTGTTCCCAATTGTTTTGGTCACCTGTCTTTCTTTCTGCTATAATTTTTGCTAAATAGACTCCATTTTTTTTACCAATTTCAGTCATACTATTCATATTACACTCTCCGGATCACATGCAAGCCAATATTCTAAATCCTTTAAGTGATGTTTAAAATGAATAAGTTTTTTCTTAGATACAGTTACTGTGTATGCATCTGGAATAACCTTAAATAATTCAACACCAATAAACACATCAAAATCGACCATACAAGTCCCAACCTGTTTTGTATATGAGTTTGCTGTTTTATTCTTGCGATCCGCAACAGAAATCGTTACCGATTGATTTTTACTTGTGATAAAGATATGAGGGGCGCTTGTGATTGCCGCCGCTTTAACGATAATCTGAACATCTTCTGCAGATAGTTTAAATTGAAAATGCTGGTCAAATTCTATACTTTTGCCCGCAGGGGGAGCAACAATAATTTCTGGCCTTGAATAAAAATATTCAAACTTACCACTATCTTTTGTGATTAAAAGGCTATTTTCTCCAAATTCAATCTCTTGATTTTCCATCAACGTTAGCAAACCAAGTAATGAATTTAGATCATAGATAGCTATTTCTTTTGGGAATGTTTCAGCCACTTTTGCTACAGCAAACACTGTCTTTACCGATGACATAGTAGATATCGTACTACCAGGTCTAAAAATAATATTTGTATTAATACTTGCAAAGTTTTTTAACAATCCAAGTGTCTCATTACTAAGTTTCATTCACCTTACTCCTATCAAAACATCATTATATCATATTATGCAGCTTTTCTCCACGGGTATGCGCCAGAATACTGTTTATGCATTGCTGCATTTCCTTTTAAGAAGAAATTAGATTGAACTGAATCTGCTCTATTCCCTACTCTGTAGTTTAATGTGTACTTTCCGGTGCAATCGTATTTAAAATTATTACCCATCAAGAATGAACTAATGATTCTATCTACTTCTGGCTGATCTTCTGGATGCCTAGCTCTACGGTACCAAAACGGTGACATCATCAAGGCAATGTCTTTAGGTACAAACCAACAACCAACATCAATAAAGTTATCATTTAAAACTGATTTCCATTTGCCAAGTGATTCACAATCATCTTTGCAAACAAATTGATCAAGCCTATCGACTATATTCCTTAGACTGTATGCCCAATTATTTCCTTCTTTGATTACATCGACAAGAGATTCGACATGATTTGGTTGTATCCAATTATCTTCATCAAGGAACATTAAGTAATCGCCCTTTGCTAAGAACGTACATGCTCCGTAAATCTTGTGGCCATTATATCCACCAGCTCCTGTATTATAAGGAAGTGAGATTAAATCTCTAACCGGATAATCTTTTAATGTTGATAATGAATCTGATAGTTTTTCAGGTCCATCGATTACAACTAAGTGTTGAATGTTAGAATATGTTTGTTTATTGACTGAATCCATTGCTTTGCCAAGCTTTGGATGTCCTGTGGTAGGCGTAATAATTGTAACTAATGGATTCATGGCTGATATACTACAGGATGGTTAGGATCAAGTCTGCAATATATTTCGAAATATTTGCTGCTAATGTTTCTTGCCTCTTTTGTAACTTTAATCTCTACCTTTGAATCTCCAAATAATTCGAATTTTTGTACTAAATCAATATGGGGAATATCATTACTCCAAAGAATTTGAAGTTCGTGTTGATTGCCTGACTGATCAATAGGATATCCTTTATACTCAAAATGACCCATCTTTTGAATGACACAAATTTTATTATCATCGGTGGGATGATAAACAAATCGATGGTGATCATATCCCTTAGACATCTGGCCCCTATCACCCTTATCCATTTCTCTATGCATAGATGGAACTGCAATCAATCCTCTCTTTGCAATCCTTGGAAACATTTCTAAAGCTAAGAAAGGATAATATAAATCTTCTAATGTATGTGAACAAATACAAAAATCAAATTTACCGTGTTGATAAACATGATCCATTAATTGTTGCCAGCCACTTTCTCTTTCTAAATTAAGCGAAAAGTGTTTTTTACTTCCCGGATTTGGAAAATAAAAATCCGCAGTGGCATCTGCTATACTTCTTGTCCAAAAATCTGCTCCTGCTCCAATATCAATAACATTATAATCTCCTTTTCGTTTTTGTTCAGAGATATACTCGATAATTGGATGTCGTGTGTGTAGTCTAGTAAATCTAAACTCTAATTGATCTGAATCTTTACTATAATAATCATTATAAATTTGTGTACTTATCATATTATTTTCTTGTCCTCTGTACTTTATATTAAGTGCATCAACTAATTGCTTATGTCTATCATACTGATGAATCATAGCTGGGACAACAGCTGGTTGTTTATTTAAGTTAACAACCAGACCATCTCTTAAAGACATTGTACCTAGTGAATGACCAATCGTTGCTACCAATTTATCACCTGTATAATTTATATTTGTTTTCGGTAATTTTCCTAAAGCGTAAAATACATTTAAAGTGGCCTGATCAACAAATATTGGAGGTACACCAGGATCTGGAATAGGATACTTATCTCCTTCCTCAATCATTACATCACATAACTTAATGATAGCATCCCTTTTGCCAGCCATCATTCCACCACATAGAACATGTTGATCTTTCACTTGTTCTAATACTTTATTACCGTACATCTGTCTTATCCACTTACTATTCCATTGCTGACATTGATCAATAGTTATAGTTTCTGCAGATAGCTCAAGATCACAACCACTAAAGTATAAAAAAGGATTATCTTGATAAACCATGTCTCTTGTATCAGACATTATAACTTTATCTACATCTGGATATAAAGATAAAATAACTTCTCTTGGTTTAATCCATCTTTCTCTCATAATTTTTTCAACAGTAATTTTTTCTTGTATTCTTACTGTATCAATATCAAACGATTCCAAGTATTGATAAAAATCTTCATCTTCACTATCTGAAATAATACAGATATCCCCTTTGTATACACGTCTGACAGAAATAGCAAAATTATCGATGTTATCAATAGAGCCACAAAAGCCAGTAGCCATTCCAATAATTAAATTGTTTTCCATATCACTACCAAATAAAATTATGTTTGTAGTATTCTACTATCTTTGAAATCTCGTAATCAAAATTAGCCTTAGGTTCCCACCCCAACGTTTTTAATTTACTATCATCTATTGAATATCTAACATCTTGACCTTGTCTGACCATATCGGTAATGTAATCATCAATGTTCGTGTTGCCGTTAAAATGGAATAAAATCTTTTTCACTACTTCAATGTTTGATTCTTCGTAGTTACCTGAAATATTATAGATTTGATTTTTAACATTACTGTTAATCATTGAAATTACAGCATTGGCAGTATCTGAAACATGTAACCATGTTCTTCTTGGCAATCCTCTTTCATGTAAGTCTATCTTTCTTCCGATAGATAGGTACTTGATAGATTTAGGTATAAGTTTTTCAACATATTGACCAATACCATAATTATTTGTTGGTCTTGCAATAATGTAAGGTATATTATAAGTTCTTGCCCAAGCTAATATCAACATATCAGCTGCAGCTTTAGTTGCACTGTAAGGGTTGCTTGGTTTAAGCAAATCTAATTCGGAATGACTACCTTCAATGATATCACCATATACTTCATCTGTTGAAAAATGGAGTAAGGTTGGAATTTTGTATATACTTTTTTCTTGGATTAATCTCAGTAAATGATGAACACCGTTGATGTTACTTTTTAAAAATACATCGTTGCTAACAATACTATTGTCAACGTGTGTTTCTGCTGCGGTATTAATTACATAATCACAATCATAAAGACGGTCCAAATCATTGATATCTGATTTTATAAACTTAAACCCCTCACCATAAGTCTCTAAATTTTTTAATAGATTTTCGTTAGCAGCATATGTAATTTTATCTACACCTATTACATACCATCCTTCATCTAAACACTGTTTAGCGACATGAAATCCTATAAATCCAAGACATCCTGTGACATAAACTATTCTTGCCATAACTCTATTCCTTTTTCCAACCCAATCAATGGCACATTCAATTGATTTAAATTTTTACAACTTCCTGTATAGGAAAGACCTTGTTTTTCGACAACTACAGGTATATTATAACCTTTTATATTCTTGAATAACAATAGAATTTCATCTAGAAATAGCTTTTCTTCGTAAACACAATTGATATCAGTGCCATTAAATATTTTATTATTGACTATAGTGTCTACAACAGATGTAAAGTCTTGGATGCTGAAATAATCAAAGAGTCGATTGTTTAAATAAAATTCCTTACTAGAAATATATCTTTTGAAAAGTCTGCTGTCCAACTCTCTAGGACCAAAACAACCAAACAGTCTAAGTGTACAAAATTTTTCTTGATATGTAATGTCTCTTGCAATTAAATTTTTAGCTAGTCCGTAACTTGAAGATGGTGTTCTATCAAAAATTAATCTTTCATTGGCAAACGATATTTCTTTGGTCATATCAAATTCTGCGCCAGAACCAATATTAATTATTCCATCAACATATTCGCTTGCTTCTTTGAGTATATTATACCAAATTAAATTATTTGCTAAGTCTTGATGATTGGTATCGTGTGGTGTTTTATTACCGAAAGAAACACAGTTGATGATGATTTTTGGTTTGACGTTAATAACAAAAGCCAAAAAACTATTTCTATCTAATATATTGAAATCTGAACGAAGGATTGGAATGACATCATTCAGATGATTTGTAAGATATGAGCCAACAAATCCTCTTGCGCCAATGATTGCTATCTTACTCATAACCTAGAATTTTTCTAGCTTCATCAATCTCTTCATGTGATAAAAATGGATACATATCATCTAGTGCTGGTTGAATCTTCTTACCATCAACTTCCTTTAACATTTGCGTAGGTAATATTTCTTGATCAGCCTGGCAAATTACTTCAACTATCATTGGAGTTTTTTTGTTTAAAATGTATTCAATATCAATTTGTAATTTTTTATTACTATCTATCAACAAATAGTCGAGGCTATATGCTTTAGCTATATTGGATATTTCAGGGAACCACAATCCGCTTTTAGCATCTACTCCATATACTCTATTTTCGAAAAATTTCTTTTGGGTGTTTTTTATACTTAAATATCCATCATTATTCAACACAATTACTTTAATCGGTGTAGGTGCAGAATGAAGATTAGCTAATTCTTGAATATTAGAGTTGAAACTTCCATCACCTGTAATCACCACTATATTTTTATCTGGTGCAGCATGTGACACTCCAATGCCAGCTGGAACTGCACATCCCATATCTGCTTGCGATGAAGAAAATACAAACCTTTGATTTATTTTTGATTTTAAATTTTGAGGAAGTGCATAGGATGGTGAGCCAGCATCTGTTACTATAATAGTTTCAGAAGACATATGATCATTAAAGACTTCTAACAACTGATAAAGATTGATTGGACCTTCTTTAGTATAATAACTTGAATTGTATACAGGCCACTTTTCTTTAAGTTTTTTAACTCCACTGACCCATGAAAAGATTTCACTCATTTACTTGTCTCCAAGCTTCATAGTTTTTAGATGATTTGATGTATTGTTCAGTATAATTAAAAAAAGATGTCAAGTTACAATGATAAAATTTATCTATTTTGACATTATTTTTTAAATATTCATTAGAATCAATATCAATCATAATTTTTTTAGAGTAGGGAGAAAATTGTTTTTCGTCATAACCGGTATGAGTGGAATTAAGCGAACATCCTAGTATTAAAAGAAGTTCGCAATGATGCATTACAAAATTACCTACCCTACTTCCTTTAATTCCAATTGTTCCAATATTTAACTGCCGGTATGCAGGTATTAAATCTCTTGCCAAATAAGTAGAAACATAAGGTATATTAAAGTTCTGTATAAAATTAGAAAATTGATCACGTTGATTGCTCATATGAATACCATTACCAACTAACACTAGAGGTCTTTTACTCATCTTTAAGGAATCAATAATCTCTTTAAATTTATATTGATTTTCAGTGTTTAGAGGAGGAATAAACTCAAGACAATCTTCTGGCATAACTGCAGTTTGAACATCACCTGGAATATCTAACCATACAGGACCCTTTCTTCCATCCATAGCATAAAACACAGCTTCACCCAACATTCTTTTAATTTGCGAAGGATGTTCAACTACTTTATGGTACTTTGTAATATTAGATATAGTGTTAATAATGTCGTGTTCTTGGACACCATATTTACGTAATGTAACTTGTTTTGTTTTATTTAAAAAATTACTAGTATGATGCAATCTAACATTACCTGAAATTATAAGCAAAGGAACTCCATCTTGCCAGGCATTTAATACTGGTGTAATTACGTTTGTTCCTCCGCATCCAGTAGTAGGATTTAAAACTGTAAGTTGATTGGTATATTTTCCTTCTCCAAAAGCAGCGTATCCAGCACCTTGTTCGTGGTGATGGCAAATGTATTTAATTTTACCATGCTTAATAAAACCATCATTTAGACCAGATGCACCTCCTCCCATTAACCCATATACACGTTGAACGCCGTGGTCGTATAAGAATTTTGCAATATAGTCACATACTCTCATTCCTAACCTCATTTAAAATTTCTTGAATATCATCTCTAACCTGCATACTCGTATCAACGTATCTGCTATGGCCAGGTTGTACGGTCTCATACATTCCGTTTTGCGATCCTTGTGCAACGATTGGAGGTTCTAACCAATAAACATTCATATTCAACACCTTCATCCAGAATCCTAATTCAGGATCAGGATTAAAACAGATCTTATTTGCTTCCATGTGTGAATAAATTTGAAGTGCAGATTCTTTCTTCATTACTACAGAATCTGCACAACGATCTGCAGGATGTCCCTTGAGATACCAATGTGTGTCTGGGTGCGTGCCTTGAATTCTTTTTCCACCACCCTGACCGATAAATGCAACATGCCAATTAGTTGGAATCGATTGCATATATCCTAAGAATCGTTCTACAAAATTATTGCAAATAATTGCATCATCTTCAAACATAATTCCGTATGGTGCATCACCAAACGCTATTCTTCTAAACGCTTCTTTTTGTTTGAATGATAGTGAGACCATTGCTGGTTGTAGAGGGTAATGAGGAAAGAATTCGTTTGGATCCTGTCCTCTTCTTTGATACTCGAGATGATCAGCTTGAAATGATTTAGTATACATTTCATAACTAATCTCTTCTTTATCGAAGTCTGTAATCCATGTTACATTGGTTAGTTGTTCTTTGTTATGGATTGCTTCAAGAATCTTACGCCTTTCGACGTTAGGCTTATAATGAACAACATATGATGGAATATCTTTATTCAAAGAACACCTCATTAAAACGTTTCATAACTAGTTCTGGTTTAAATTCTTCTACTCGCTTGCTCCAGTCTTCTTGTTTAAGATCTTTAAACGATTGCAGCATTTCTTTTACATTAGATTGATTATACAGCAAACCAGATCCTTCCAGCATATCTAAATGATTCTTATCAATACCATCTTCCCATGCCATCACTGGTTTATTTTGTGATAGAAATTCTGCTACAGATAGACCAAAACTCTCACCCCTCTGCCTTGCATGCAACATCATATCACAGGCGTTGATGTAATTACTTTTCAATTGTCTATCGACAAAGGGCTGTAAGTAGATCATGTTCTTGTGTTGAATGAATTGTTGTGTATTAGCAAACAAGAATACAAACCTATCATCTGAATCTAATATCTCAATTACTGCTTGCTTGACAAATGGAAGATCGAATGTATGGAAACCACCAAGTCTACCAACAACAATCTTATCTTCCGGTATCTGCAGCTGTTGTCTGAGATTTTTAGTTGGTTCTGGAAGATCTACAATATGTGGAACATATGTGTGACCATTATTCATTTCATCTGCAAGCCATCTAGAGATGTATGCGTAGCGTGTACCATGAGGATCGTTGGCTTGAAACACAGCATGAATTGCAGTTCTTGTTATTGGTAAGAACTCATTGTTAAATCCATACTTTATAAAGTAAGAGATATCTGCTTTATCGCAGTGTTCTTGAAGTTCTTCATCATTATTATCATGTGAATATACTTCAAACCTTTGCCTGAACATATCCAATGCTTTTTCTTCAGATTTATCTTCTTCAATAAATCCAGAATTATAACAAATGATACTTTCATTGCCAAGTATTTCTTCATTGTAGCGAGCATAGTCATATACGGCTACTGCAGTGCCACGAAAGTTAATTGTATGAGTATGGAATAATACTTTCATAGTAAATTAACGACCTTTTTTTTCATTTCAATCTCTGGTTGAAAACATGATACCTTTCCTCTAAACCCTAACAGGTCTGTAGATGAGAACATGCCGTTTGTGTTAAATGTTCCATAACGACCTGCTTACATCTCTTTGCAAATAATTGAGCATTCTCTTTCATACGACCTTGAAAGAGGTGATATACTTTATCCCCATATGTGGTTCCTACTCCATACAAAGCAAGATTGTGTAAACGCCAGACTCCTTCAACCGGTTCTCTTTCGAAGTGTGTAGGAAAGAATGTGTGATATCTAATTCCCTTTGCTTCAGCTTGATAGCAAATCTCTTCACACACATCCGATCGTTGTGTCTCCATCAATGGAGGACGACCAAGCGCTTCATACAACTTGCGCCAGATAAAGAAGTACCCTGGCCCACAAAAGACGTGGGTCATTGGTGGAATGTGATTAGTAGCTTGTGCAATGCCACATATGCTTCTATGCGCTGCACAAATCCTAATTGTTTCTGTGAATGTATCTTGACGAAGTGGAATGCAATCAATATCTACAAATCCTACAATATCAGATGTCTCATTATCCAAGACTTCTTGCATCCATAGGCCATGGCGGATTGTCTTAGTATGATATTCAACTGGAAGGTTGAAGTGGTTGATTACATTTCTGTGAGAGTTCACGATATCGGGATCAGAGTTTTCCCAATACAAGGTATGAATAGTTGCTGTTATAGACATAGATCACCTTTACATTTCAACATAGATATTTATAATTATAGTATATAGCTTCTCAAAGATGCAACAAATAAAAAAGGACCCGAAGGTCCTAAAACTTAAACTTTTTAAGAATTATTCCTTTACAACAGAGAACGAATTTCTTCGTTCTTGTGCCTTGAATTCATTTTTGATTGATTCAATCTTCCCCTCACGGTCTCCAGATTCATTGATCATCTGCTGTGCATTTTCTTTACAATCATCAATGTCAATATAATTAGTCGCTATACAGATGGAAACTAGGGCATTCAATTCATCAATGTGAAGTGATACTCTCTTATCATTACCAAAATCTAGATCAAACCCTTCTCCATTCCACCATTCACTAAAATGGATATACCCATCATCAAGACCTGCATACTCAAACAGACCAACAATACCATCTTTACGTAAATTCTTCACTTTCTTCATCATATTTCCTTTAAGCGACTTCAGCGTATTCAATTGCAAGTTCAAGAGCTTTTTCTTTCTTAAGGCGATTCATACCAAACCACGACGAATGTAAGCGCGTATCTCTACTGCGTCCCAAGGTATGATCTGCCATATAGGTAACAGTATTAAAAGCTTGCCACCAACTGCCTTCTGCAAAAGATGCACCCGGCTGTGTATGAATTACTGCCATAGCTTCTTCGGCTTGACGACTTTGTGGAACTGTACAGATAGTTGCAATAGAGCTCTTTGCATCATCTTTAGACAGTGTAGGAAAGACACGATTAAAATATTCTGTTAACGTCTCTTTCTTATATTTACGCTTACCAAGAAACTCGGCTTGCTCTTTATAAGCCTCTAAACGATCTTTTGCAATACCCAACGTTTGCTTTACCTGATCACCATTAAATACCGAACGATGATTTACTTTTACCGAATGAGCAGTGCTATTTTTTAAAGCAATGGTCATAGTATTGTTACATACGACGCGAATATGTGTAAAGCGAATATCAATAGAACGACCGAACTCATGAGGATTTGAAAAAAGTAGATATCCTTCAACCGTATCCCCACCAAACACTTCGAAGCTGTCTTTAATTTTTGCCAGTGCCCAGACCATCTTGCCACCCTTAAGAGAGCCAGCTGTATGCATTTCCATGTCACCAGCATGTACAAATTCATTAAAGAAATTAAATGCATCGATGTTCTGAACAGGATTCCATTTATCTGAAACAACGGTAAGAACTTTTTCATCCGTAGACCTCACTAGGACAGTAGATTGTGTAAGAACCCGATTGCCTTTAGCATCCTCAAAAAACAAGGGACGCCTTTCAACGGTCCAATCAAGGTTAGCCGCAACTAACATTTGCTCAGGTGACAGGTCATTTGGAACTCTCTTACCTAAGCCATGCCAAGGGGTTTCGCCAGCATATGCCATCGACACTGTACCGTTTTCATTAATTTCAATTTCGTGTGCCATATTAAATTCCTCTAAATTAAAAATTCATTATATATCAATCAAACAAAAATATCAACCGTTACTGAAGTATTTTTTATTCATTATTTTATTTACCTCTTTGGCGATCCCTGCCTGCCTATCATAAGCTTCTTGCTCCCACGGCTGTGCCCGGTACTTTTCGTAGTTTGAATTAGTGTAAGGTAATATCTTACCATTCCACATCATACTCCTTAAACCTTTGTGGACGAGCCTGCCTTCATAGAATTGTTCAGCATGTACAAGTTCATGAGCTACGACCTCGAGAAAGTTCCTATAATCGAGCCTAGGAGTAATTGTTACCGCGTTATTTCTAACACTGTAATTCCCCCACCACTTGCGGATAGTTGCCATGCGAAAAATAATGTCATCGGGCAAATTCAAGAGTTCTCTGAAAGCAGGGGTAGTAATACGAATCATGGTTGCCAGATTCCTAATCTTTTCTTTTCCTATCAAATTACTCTTGTTGTATGTAGCAGCTGAGACATAGATATTATCAAAAAGCTTTTTATCACTACGATAAATCATAATTAAGCACCCTGTGTCAAAACATACTTAGCAAGCGATTTCCAATCATCGCCTGTAGCAGCAATCTTAATTGTAGAGATTAAAGAACGTAGAGTCAAGTTTACAGCCTTACCAAACATTTCCTCTTTAAGGAACTTTAGAGCTTCTTCTTTAACCGCAGTGTCATACTCTTTAAGGAACGAAGGCTCCTTAACAATGACATCCATGCGCTCAAGCTTCTGCTCCTCTGTCATCGACAAGTCTACACAAAGACAACGCGAACGAATGGCTTGGTCGATACGCTCAAGATCCATGTTCGTAATAAAAACAACTTGGCCTGTAAACTTAAATGAGCGAGGCAAATCCTCATCACGCATATCCGCATTCCAGCTGATGTATCGATCAGAGTAAGAATCTAAGGCGCCTTTAAGGATGTTAAGAGCAATTGGATCCTTAAGCACAGAATCACAATCGTCAAAGACAACTACCATGTTGTTGCATTCAAATAGAGTACGATACAAGCCTTTAGCAGTACTGTAGCCTTTTACAACTCGATAGCATTTTGAAAGAAAAAGGCGAGCCCCTTCTTCGAATTCATCCAAGTCAGTTATATTGACAAGGCCAGCATTGTTTAGGGTAGACAATACAGAGTGTGTTTTTCCAAGACCACCTTGACCAGCAATTACAGCTGAAGGCAGCACTTTAGAGGCAACCATACCAACCATCTTATTAAGAAACTCAAAGCGCTTATTAATACCGAATTCATCAGAGCACTTTGGTGTGGGAACAAAAGCAGTAACAGCCTCGGTGTAAGAAGCCATCTTACGCTTAACGTAATATTGATTGGTAGATTTTACTACGACCTTGCCGTTAAAAGAACCAACATACTTACGGCTTACTTTATCAAATTCAATGTGTGTCATGTGTGTTTCCTCAATTGATAAGTCAATTATAGAGGAAAACACATATTACGTCAAGTAATCCCTACCAAATTAGTAGGGATTAATAAATTGTTAAAAATCAATAGGTTAGAGATCTATGTCTGGGAGATAAATAGGATCTTTTCAAATTAAGTCTCGATTTTCAGCAATCTTTGCCTCGTTGTAGATGTCTATTAGAATTTTATCTGAATACTTCTTCACGAGCTTTTGCTTAACATGATTTTTCTTTTTGACAGCCAAGTTCCATTTTAGTTGAGAAACATGACTTTTGAAAGTCTTACCAATCATGTGATCATACTCATGTTGGAATACTCTTGCTGATAACCCTTCAAATCTATTTGTGAATTCCTTGCCTTTTGAATCTTTGTAGGTAGCAACAATGGAGCCTGGCCTTTTGATGTTTAATGACATACCAGGAAAAGACAGACAACCTTCATCCATATTTTCCAGTTGATCGCTGTACTCTACTATTACTGGATTGAATATACCGAACATGATTTCATCTAAACCCATTACAAATACTCTTGTATTAATACCAACTTGATTTGCTGCTAACCCAATTCCACCTATTTCCTTACATCTATCACAGAGAAGATTAAAAAGACGATCTGCCATACCAACACCTTCTTTAGCAAAATCAAATTCCTCGGGCGGATTATGTAGGATAGGATCATCGCTTGGAACTAACTTAAGTTTATCTTTACGTAAAACAATCATACAACCATCCTCGAGAAATTCTGAACCTTTTCGAATTTAATTAATGATGTAAACTTATCGAATAACTGATCGCCCTTATGGCTGATTACAAATACATTCGTATCATCACCAATTGTATGCAGCAAGTTCATTACAAATTCTGTACCGTTTGCATCGAGGCTACTATCAAATACTTCATCAAGCAGCAATAAGTTTGTGCTTGCGCTATTTTTCATTTTAGCAATTGTTCTCCAAGTAAAAATTAGTGCAAGATCAATGCGTTGCTTTTCACCCTCACTAAATGATGCATAACTAAAGTCATCTCTATGTCTTGATTTAATCTTTTCGTTAAATGCTTCATCTAACTCAAATGAGACAAAGAAATCCATAGCTGACAAATATTTATTAACCAGTTTATTAATTGCTGGTAAGTACTGCTTTATAATTTTTGTCTTGATCCCAGTATCTTTAAGCAATGTGGCAGCGGCTTCAAGATAAAACGAGTTCTGTTTTTGTTTACTCTTATCGTCTGACAGCTGTACAACTTCTTTTGCAATACTTTTGAGTTCCGCTTTGGCAGTCTCAATGCTTGCTGCATCGCCAGAAACTCTTTCACTTTCTTCTTTGAGTTTTTTGATATAGTTTTGGTCGCTGATGATGTTGGCGTTGGTTGCAACCATTTTTGATTGAATATTAGCCATTTCCGATTTGATATCAGTGATTGCATCAATTCTCGCCTCAGCTTCATTGATTTTATCGTTGAGCGATGTAATTGCATCGTTGATTTCTTCGATCTTGTGTTCATGTTTATTAATTGCATGATCCTTAATGTCTCTATTGATTGCTTGAGCGCATGTTGGACAATTGTCGTGTTCTTGATAGAAGGTGATTTGCTCTTTAGCAGTCTTGATCCTATTATTAAGTGACTTAAGTAATCCCGCCATCTCCGTTCGTTTTGCACTGACTTGCTCTTCGTCCGAGATAGAATCTTTGAGCTCTTGAAATTCTTTTCCCAAACGATCAGCATCTTTTGAGAGTTCTTGAATTCTTGCTTCTGCTTCCATGATAAGTTGCTGAACATCATCACTCCTCTTCTTTTGCTCCTCTTCCAATTGCTTGATGTAGTTTTGTTGCAATTGGACTTTTTGTTTACCCACTTCTATCTTACTATCGATATCTCTGATGATATCCTTGATTGTATTAAGTCTAGATTTTAGAATAACATTCATTACAGAGAATATTTGAATGTCAAGGATATCTTCAATTACTTCTCTTCTATGCGCAGCAGGTAATTGCATAAAAGGTGTAAATGATGCACTACCTAGTATAACAATCTGTGTGAATGACTTATAGTTAAGTTTGAGGATATGCTCTTCAAGATATTTTTGGTAATCCCTTGCTGCAGCATCCTGATTAAGTAATTCACCGTTACAATGAATCTCGAATATAGCTGGCTTAACGCCCCTTACAATTTTATACTCTTTTCTACCAATATCAAACTCGATCTCAACAACAAGATGTTTTTCGTTGATGCTATTAACTAACTGTGGTTTGTTAATGTTGCGGAATGCCTTACCGAACAATGAAAAGCAAATAGCATCAAGAATAGTACTCTTGCCAGCACCATTCTCACCAACAATTAATGTAGTGGGGGATAGGTCGAGTTTTACTTCAGTAGATTGTGCACCAGTAGATAAGAAGTTTTTCCATCTGACATATTTAAATTTTATCATGTTCCCTCAAAGTCCTGCGCCTCCACATATAACTCTCGCATGATGTTCTTGAGACGGTCTTTATCAGCATCCGTATCAAGACTATCAACATACTTAGATAGCAAGGACATTGTATCCTCAACATTAACATCTGAGTCATCTAAGGCATCGTTTTCAAATTCAGATAAGTCTTCAATAATCTTTAATTCTACTGGATTTCTCTTGTAAAGTCTATCAACAAATTCATCAAACTTCTTAAAATCTTTCTTCTCGATAACAATCAGTTTAACGTGCTTGTTTTCTGCAAAGCTAGTGTCTATCCCTCTAGGATCAAATTGACTATCGTTATAGTAATGTTTAACAAACATCGTAAATGGATTAGCAACAAACTCTAACTCTTTAGTATTGGAATCCCAAATATGAAATCCTCTTGGGTCTTCAAAATCAGACCACGTTAACTCATAAGGGTTACCAAGATACGTGATGTTTCCTTGGGTTGATCTGTGGTGAAAATGGCCACTAAAGACACTATCAAACCTACTAAAAATATTACTTTCCATACCATGATCGTTCACATGCCCTTTATACATTTGAAAACCAGCAATCTCGAAATGACCAAATACGTGCTTAGATGAAGCTATCTTTAGTGCATTTAGACTTTCTTCATAGTTCTCACTACAGATCCATGGCATCAGTAATATCGATGTTCCGCCTATAGAATACTCCATAGGAGCAGTATAACACACGACATTAGAATAATCGCGAAGTAGTAAGCCAGGACTATTAACTTTGTTAGTATTTTTAAAAAAAGTGTCATGATTGCCTGCGATCATTACTAGTTTAATGTTTCTTTTCTTTGCCTGGTCAAAGAAATATTCTCGGCATGTAGTAAGTGTGTTAAAGTTTATATACTTTCTTCTATCAAAACAATCGCCAAGATGGAATATAGTTTCTATTCCTTCTTCATCAATCTTAGGCCAGAAGCATTCTTCGTAAAACTTTCTAAAAAAGTTATCGAATGGAATAGAATCTGACCTAGCACCAAAGTGTGTATCAGTAATTAATGCCGCTTTCATATTACCAGTGCCTAATCACGTTAGCTATAATAAAGAAACAGGTCACCACGTGAATGATGACCCAAAATGTTTTTAATGCAAGAGCAGTGTGAGCTTCCTTAATAGTAAGAACAGGTACCTTTGGTCTATCAGTATCTGTTTCTCCCATCAAGTGGCCAGTTGCTCTTGACCAGATTCCCCATATATTCATGTATACTTTTTATCGTGTTGTTTACCTACGCCATAATCACCATCATACGATGAAAGGCTCTCGGCATTAAAACTTATGTATTGTCCAATACGTGTACCTTGCTTTATATAAGCATTACCTACGGTCACGTGGAGGACAGCAGCCATAACCCCGTGATAACCAGTATCGTATAGGCCAGAGGTGAGGAAACAGCCGTTACGATTAAGAGTAGAGCGAGTAATAACCCATCCAGCTTCTCCTTCACCGACGTGGATAATGTTTTCCATGACGACTTCGTAGTGTCCTGGTGTAAGCTCATAATAACCATCCTTACTTACATTTAATTCTTCTGATTCGCGGTGCTTCTTGCTATCATTACTAATCCAGAAATGATTGTGTAATATCTTATAAATCTTACCTACTCTTAAGTCGACGGCATTAGGTTGACTATCACCATCTTGTACATTAGTTAATGTTGATCTGCTATCTGCTCCTAAAATATGTTTCATATGTTATCCATTATAAAAGTGATTTTTGTTTTGTTTCTTCTAATAACCCATCAGCATACATCGTTAGTATGATATAATGGACAGCTTTCATCAAATCCTTCTTATTCTTTCCTTCCTTCTTACCATAACGCATCAAATACTTTAGAGCAGTATCGATAGCAGTAGTAGATAAGGATCCACGTGCATGCCAAATATCAATTACTTGCAATTTACCGTCATTAACATAATGCTCACCGTAAGTGCTATTAATGTACTGTGTAAATTCATTCAAGAATACATCTTCTTTATAATTATAGTCTATTGCCACCATTCTCTCCTATCAACCGATTAATGTATTGGCAATTATATATTGCTTTATTAATTTTAGACAATTCAGCATCATTGATATTAAAGTTTACTTCTTTTTCGAACTTACCGTAACGTAATCCAGTAGGAGAGTTATCAAACTTAATTCCATTCAATCCAGCCCAAATAGCTGCGCTTGAATCCCACGAAAAGATATGCTTATGCCACGGTGACAACAAATCAATCTCCTTAGGACCATCAACCATTCCAAGACAATGAAATTTTTTCTCAGTAAACACGTTGATCAGACCTGCACTTTCCATTTCAGTAAAGACACGCCAGCGAGATAAGAACCTTTGCATCTTGTACGCATCGTCCCTATTTCCTTCGTGATGACTGGTTTCATTAACACCACAAGCAATAGGACACGAAAGAATAGATAAACCTATCAAATCAATGGCTTCCTCGTTCAAAGCCCAAGATATCGATTCGATCAGCCCGTTCATATCACCCAACTCACTCTGTGGACAATAGAACGTGCCGAATCCAGCTTCCTTCAAAGTAGGAATCATTTCTATAGCTTTATCTTTTGTTTTCGTCCAATGCTCTTTTGGATAGTCTGTCATCACTATATAATCTGCTTTGACTTTGTTACCCAGATCAACCAACATCTCGGAAGGATACATCGGCATACCTAACTTAAACATCTCAAACGCTGAGTTGTCCATGATCTTGGGTTTATTATCGTCTAAGTTCAGGTAGAAATTTCTATAATTTTCATCAGTCTCTACCAGATGAGCAAGTATCAAATGCACACCATTTAGATGTGCAAATTTTTTCAAATATGGTGTAGGGGAAATATGACAAAACTTAATCATAACGAACTGATTCCTTTGGGAAGTAAATACGACATCCGTTTTCACCATCCTCTGCAACTTCAATTACGTAATCACGATCAGGCCATGTCTCAATGCATTTTTTATAAAGATCATTTGCCATCATTTCACATGATTTGTAGTCGAGCATCAACGTTCCATCAGAATACCACCTCTCTAGGATTCGCTTCAGTTGAATAAATTCAACATCTCTATCTGAATGAAACACTTCCATCTCCACTCTCATGTGGAAAACATGACGATGTGGTGTACTAAGAAATGATACATCTAACCAATCCCCTGTGGCTAGCTTAGGATCTGTAGCTGCTGCTGGATATTTGTGAATGCCTTCTTTCCGAAATGTCACCCAAATAAAACTCTTATTTTCCATTGTATTTCCTTACAATATGTGATACTTTATTCTTTACTTGTTTAAACTTTGCAATCATCCCATCTTCTTCACTTTCTTCAATAACAAAAAACTCAGTTATCCCTGATAGTTGATCAAACACATTATCCTCTGTTTTAAAATGTTCTTCAAGTCTAAAGTTCTTTGGATATAATCCTTGTAATGCTGCTTCTATTAGTTCTGAGCACATCCTAGCTACTCTCGCATCTTGATGCTCGATGTAAATGTCATCAACTATAGAGACGTTGTCAAATACATTATACTGCTCTTCTTCAAACCTTTTTATTGACTTAAACCATTTGGTATGGCCAATCTTATACGCTGTCTGACCATTCTTTTCAAACTTTGCAAGATAAACTTTCATTTTGATAACTGAAGTTTGACATTATTGAAGAACTCAGCCTTCACCGAATCGTTATGGAATAAGCCATGGACTACCGAAGTTTGAGTTAGACTTGAATGAGCTTCAACTCCTCGATTCTCCATACACCCATGAGTCGCTTGAATATATACTGCTACGTTCTCTGTATCTGTTGCATGCATGATTTCTTTGGCAATCTGATTGACTAAGTCCTCCTGTAGTTGACCACGACGTGCACACCATTGTATGATACGAACATACTTCGATAATCCAATAACACGACCAGTTGGAATGATACCAATTATTACCACACCACTAACTGGTTGGTGATGATGTGAACACATTGAAGTTATCTCTGCTCTTACACATAGCATACCTTCAAATCTATCTGAACCTTCATTAGGAAATGATGTTACATCTGGTCTATTTGTATACCGACCATCCATCAATTCATATATGTACATCTTTGCAAGACGCTTTGCTGTATCCTTACTATTTGGATCATTTACACGGTCAATTACCAATGTATCAAGTACACCTGCAAACTTTCCTGTAAGCTCTTCAACAAGTAATTCTAATTCACCATCTTTGATAAACTCTGCAATGTTATCATTAGCATTAAAACGCTTGTTAGCTTTAAGTAAGCGTCCTTTAATCTTTTCACTAATTGCTTTTGATTCTTGAAACACAGCACCCTCATACCCAGGATGATATGGAGCCTCTTCAACTAAAGTACTCCAGCTTTTTGAACTAATTGTATCGGCTCCTTTATTATACCAATCTGCATCTTTATAATTTTTCCATATTCCGTTATTAGTATGCCAAAAATTATAATGATCATCTTCTCTCAAATTAATTCCATCTTCACTGGGAGATAGAATAATAAAATCTGAAATGTCATTATGTTCACCTAAATCTAGGCGTAATTGGCCGTCACTCTCACCTGTGACGTTGAGAATAGTAATTGTATCTGCGCCCACACTGCTCTCTGGCTCAGTAATGTATACTTTGTTTTTTCCTGTCATAGTTATATTCACTTTCCTAATGTTTATACATGATCCGCAACCCACATTGCACTGTTGCTAGGTGTCTCCACCACTTTGACCATACGAAGTTTTACACGACCATCTCCGTAACCATTCTCTTCCATCCAAATCTCTTGGATATAATCAGCAAGCCATTTAGATAGACCTTCACATCCTGTACGCTCAACTACCACCATCTTACAGAGTTTCCTTTCGTGCAGCATCTTAAATGTTTCAAATTCTGGGTCGTCTTCAGCCACGAGTAAAGTATGGTCAAACCAGTCATCTAATTTTTCCTTCAAAGATTTATAACCACCAAAGTCAACACACCAATTCCTACGATCGAGTTTATCTTCATCACATTCAAATTCAAAATGGAATGCAAGAGCATATCCATGAATAAGATTACAATGCGTGTCAGCTCTCCACTGCCTATAAGCCACAGCATATCCACGCTCGTGACCATATGTTTTTGTTGAAATAAATTTACCCATTGTTACTCCATTAAATTAGCTTTGATCTCTTTAAGTATGGTTGTTTTAATTTTAGATTGTGTAAATTTGTCATACACTTTTTTAAGGTAAGTGTTTAAATTTTTATCATTAAACAACCTACTATTCATATTTGTATCGAGAATGTGTGTAAGAACATGTGATATGTAAAACTTCTTAAATTCTATCTTTTCGTTATTAAAAAAATCAAATTTAAAAGATAGAAGTGGATCACCTTTTTTAAATTCAATTGAATTATATTGATTCTTTAACATAAAGGCAACACTAGTATTTCTAAACCAACGACTTATATCAACACTACCTGGAATAAAATTTACTCTCGATGAAAATTCCGAATGAGTAAAATAGGGTGCTGTGGAAAACATATTGCAAGGTTGCTCGGTAAAGAAAATATATCCGATATTAAACTGAACAAACCCTAGATCAATGTCCTCAACAGTTATCATCTTATCAAATACATTTTGATTGTATTTCTTACTTGATACTGTTTTTGTTTCACTATCAAAAACTAATTCATAATCAAAAGGTGCAAGTATGTTATAAGTTTTTTGTGCTTCAAGATAATATGCAGGACAGAGATTAAAATTAGATCTTTTCTGATGGAAATTCATCTCCTTAGATAGATCTTTAATATTTTGAAGTGGCTCAAAATCAATAATACTTAAATCCTTATCTACTACTGACCAGTAAATTGTATTCACTTAGGTTCCCCATTCATTCTTGAATAAAGGCACCTGCAATCGATCTGAATATCTCCAACCTTTCTTCATTGCAAGTAATGCTACATTTTTGTTATTCATTGCATAAACTGACTCTACACCACCACATGGCATAATATAAACAGGTCCTTTGAATCCATGCTTTCTATATTCGTTGACGGCTTGTTCTGCTTCTTCGACATCCTGTTCTGTTGCAACAACCATCTTCAAATACGTGTAGCCTAGGCTTTGATACTCAACAACAATATCAGGCTTAATAGCATCTTCCCATTTCTCACCAGAGATTGATAACTTAGGTGATACAGAAAATGTTAAAGAACTATACTTGCGCCTCTTTAACCATTCAAAGTCTATGAATTGTTTTAACTCTTTAGTTAGTCTTTGTGTTCCATTTGTCTCGAACGTGATTTCTTCAAGGCCGACCATGTCTTTGTGTGATAAAAGTGCCGGGTACGCTTTTTGCCATCCAAGGAGTGGTTCTCCTCCCGTAATAACAAGATGTTCACTTGTCCACTTGCCATGAGGTAGCATCCGTAAAATGGCATCAACAATACCATCAATAGTAAGCAGAGGGCTAAGATGCTTAAACCTAACATCCCAGCTAGCGTAACTATCACACCCTGTAGTAACAAGAGGAAGAGATTTATAATCAGTGTATTGATCCGAATTGATCGCAATGATGTTTCGTTCGTCACTCTTTTCTCCCTTTGGCATACCAAAGCCATCACACGTAAAGTTACAACCAAAGGTCCTAAGGAATACACTAGGTACACCCATGTATCTTCCTTCTCCTTGAATGGAATAGAATAATTCTGAGATTTTAATTTTTGACATAGGTTTTCTCAATTGGATTATATGTAAATGATTCTACAAATGGGAATTTTTGATCAATATAGGTTTTTCTATATTTCCTATCACCATATGTTGTAATTGTAATAATATCAATCTCTCTACCATCTTTCTTGCGAGCAAGATACCTTATTTTGTCTGTAGAGGCATCAGTGCCTGGGTGATATAAGGATTTGAGATTGTTTTTCTTATCAAAATAAAATATTTCAATCATAATTTCTCCTTTAATGGAGATTATACATCATCTATCGTCAAATTCCAACGTGTTATTATCTTCTAATTTAGGTTTTACTATACTAACGGGAAATGGTATAATTTTTTTATCCATCTCCATATTATCAACCTGTCTCTTTAGGTAGTCGATAAATTGATTAGTAAATTCACCAGAGTTCTGATCCTGTGTAATAATACTATCAATATCCATACTTTCGATAATTTTATACTTGGTCTGTTGTTGTTTCTTTTCTTTTTGGATACGTCTTACAAATGCAAAGAATACAATCTGTGTATAGTATGCAAAAGGATTAGAAGATTTTTCTGGATCAAATTTATCAGCAGCAACAAGACAGTTTTCTATACCATCACTTATCATATCATCTTTAAAAGTATAGTTAATAAAATTAGACTTATATGATAAATGTGTTGCAATCTTTAAAAAACATTCACCAATGTAGTTAGTTATCATAGGTTTTTCTAAACCTTTTTCACTAGCTTCATCGCATTGTTTTTTATAATCTATAAGTGCTGCTAAAAATTTTTTATTATCTACGTAATGCGCAGGAGCCTTAATGGACAATTCTTCTTCCGCTTCCAATAGTAATTTCTTGTTCTTCTTCATAACCTTCATTTCCTTCGGTTAAAAATTCTTGTATTTCTTGAGATGTTTGCTCAGAAATGTTTCCTTTATCTCCACTTTCTGCAGTTTCAATATAACTTTCATATTGTTGTTTAAAATCTTCAACAACATTTGTAGCCATTATAATACAATTTGTTGAAATTACAAACACCTTTTCCTGTGAAAATGGGACCCATGGTTGCATAATAAAGGTTTCTACTATTTTAGTGCCTCGAGGAAATCTAAAAGGGGTTACTAATACTGGTTCTAGAACATGGATCACTTTCTTTTTACATAAATTTTCACAATCATCATTAGTCATACAAAGAATATTTTCTCCATTTGATAATTTTATATACTTGTAATTTAAACGTTTATTATCCATATAGAGGTACCTTTGCTAGTTTGTAATCGAGATGTTCATCATTATAAATTTTAATGCGTTCAATCATGTGAAGAAGGGTATAATTCTTTCTGCTTTTCCAGGATAAATTATCTCCGATATCATACAACTTACAAGTATCTTTGGATTCACCTAAACGTAAACCCCTTCCAATTGATTGGAGATTTCTTATTCTGGATTTAGAAGGAGATGCAAATATAATGTTATGAAGGTTTCTAATATTTATCCCCGTAGAAAAAGTGCCGTAGGATGCAACAATAATAGCATCACTTTCTTTTTCTACAATATGTCTTATTTCTTCTCTTTGTGCCGTTTCGGTACCACCAAAGACAAAGAATACCCGCCTATCTTTTGTCTTTGATTCAATCATATCAAATAACATCTTTCCGTGCTTTTCTACATATTGAAATAAGACAAGCGTATTGCCTTTTTGATAGATTGCAAGATTTCTAATAAATTTGTTTCTTGCGTCATTGGTTACTAGGAAGTCCATTTCTTCTTGATACTTAAGAGTCTTAACCGACTTTCTTATTTCATCTGGATATTCTAATAAAATTGAATATATTTTAAGATTGGCTAATTGGTTACTATCTATTAATTGTTTAGTTGTGATTACTTTATATAACGGACCAAACAAACCTTCAAGGATAAGTTTGTGTGTTTTAGTACCATCAAGGGTACCGGTAGTTCCTATTCTGTAGGGGGTATTAGTACACTTATTAAAAATAGTGGTTAATGACTTGGATTTAAATAAATGTGCCTCATCGCCAAACATTGTTTGAAACTCAGCAAAGAATTGTTTTGGTAATTTATAGATTGATTGCCACGTACTAATAACTACATCATAGTCGTTAGACTTTTCAGAACCACCATAGATCTTATGACAATGCTCTACAGTTTTCCATCCATTCAAGCACGAGTAATCTTGGAAGTCAGAATACATTTGCTCAACAAGGCTTGTAGTTGGCACAATGATAAGCTGCCTTCTTCCAAACGTTTCATGCCATCTGATGAGGCAGTAAATAATAAGAGATTTTCCCGAACCAGTTGGCGATAATAACAGGCGTCTTCCTTCGATAATTGCTTGATAGATTGCATCTAATTGATATTCCCTGATTAATAACGGTTCACCTTTTGAACCTAAGTTTAAATTATTACAAAAATCAACTACTTCTTCATAGGTAACAGCATGTCCTGATTTATTATAGTTAGACTCATCAATCGTGTATGCATTCTCTTCAGCAAACTTTCTAAGATAACCTAGTAAGCCAACATATAACTCTTTCGTCATTAGTGAGTAGAGTCTAACCTTACCATCCCACATCTTGCTTCTATAAAGTGGTGTAAACTTAGCACCAGGAACATCAAACGAAAAGTATTCATTCATTTCTTGTGCTATAGAAGGATCTGCATCCACCTTTACATGTACATGATTTTTAAAGCTTACAGTAATATTACTCATCACATTAATCCGTTAGTAAACTTAGTCCACTCAATGCTATTTTTGATATCCCATGTTCTTGAGTTTAGCGAACGTAGGATTTGTTCTAGATGTTGAACTACTATCTTAAAGTATTCAACCTTGTCTTGAAGGTCAATAAGATCTTTATCATTAGATAAGAATTCATCCATCTCATTTTTTAAAGGTTTATTGCCTTGCCATTGAATCCATCCTAGTTCATCTAACTCATCTCGTGTCATTTCGCCACGATAGTATCTGTACTTAGAACGGCGGGTATTGAGGTATTGTGATTCTGCTTTACGAAGATTGAGGCGGGAAGATGAAAGTAAGTTTAGGTACTTTGCATGGAGAAGGGGAACCTTCGCAGCTTCCCCTCCTAAGTTTGTTTCATTAACTTTACAATCAACTGCCCAAGCCTCTTGAAGCTCAGATAGTTTCATTTTTCACTATGGTTGCATTTGAATAATGGCAGCGGGGTTACCAACGAAACAGAAGCTACCAAAATGGTTTAGCGAAATAGATGGATCTAACCAAATGTCTCCACCCATATCCTGCCAACGTCGACAGAATGTATAATCCTCTGACAAATAACGACGATCGACAGGATCAATCATGGTGTCAAACAAGGCAAAAAACTTGCCCTTCAATTCATCACCGATGTTTAAGTCGTTATTATACGCCAATTCCGGATAAGCTTCAATCATCTTAAGAATGGCTTCACGCTTGATCATCATAAAGCCAGTTCCTGCATCATGTAACTTTACTGCACCATTCTCAATTGCAATAGTCTTTGCCTCACGATTGACAAACTTAAAGTTCACTGCATAATCAGAACCAAATGCTGCAACTTCACCGTCTGACATTGCTTTATCTGGACCTGCTGCGGATGTTGCTTGTTTGATGCGTTGCCAGTTGACGCCTTTCTTTGGATAGGCACCAACAACGACATCTTTGTCGTGAGCGTAAAGTTTTAGAATATCCTCAACTTTAAACTCAATATCTGCATCGATGAACAACAAGCGATCGTAGTTGCTTTGTAAGAAATATGCAACAAGCACATTACGTGCACGGGTAACAAGGGATTCATTTGCAATCGTACCAAACGCCAATGGAATCTGGTGTTGATTGAAGAATGTCATCATCTTGATTGTTGAGCGGAAGTAAGGCTCTGTTAATGCACCACCATAACATGGTGTAGCAATGAAGAACTTTGTTTGTCTCAACTTATCAATGTTGATCTGGATTTGACCAGGTTGTGGAGGAGGTGCCTCTTGAGGAGGTGCAATTTGTAAGGGAGGTGCAATTTGTAAGTCTTGTTCAGGTGCCGAAATTGTCAAACCAGGTTTTTTTTCTTTAGCCATAATAACTCCAAGTTATAATTAGGTCTCAACGTCAAAATATTTAAATTTGAAAGAAGCAATTCCTACAAAATATTCTATGGTTGAAGGGGTGATATTAAAATCCAATGCTTGCAATGATATTGGAAATAAATCTCTAAACACTATTTTGGTAGATGCTACATTAACTGAATTAAGAATATGTAATGTTGCATCCGAATAAGCAATAGTGTCATTGCTTGTAAACTTATTCTGTACAAACGGAAAACGGTTCATTCTTTTCTGAATATAATCTGGAAATTGATTATAACTCTTTGGAAAGCCAATGGCAACAAGCCAAGCGTATAATTCCAAATAATTAGCCATATCCTCATTGATCAAGAATGTAATAGTAAAGTCGCCAAAATTAACCTTATCACCAATTACTGGAACATCAACAAAAGGTGTAGGCTGTGTTGCAAATCCTACATCGATCAATGGTATGTTGGCAGATTGACAAGTATAAGAAACATGAGGCAAATCCTGGATAGTAAATCTAAATCCATTAGGTCGCAAATAATCGTACGTTGTCGGACGACTATTTTCATATGCATTCTGTAATAAATCAACGTTTGCGGTAAAAGCCATACTTGTCTCCTTATCACATATTTATACAATAAAAAAGGGGGTTTTCAACCCCCTTTAAATCCCTTTCGGGTACCGATCTTAGTGTCGGCTTAATGCTAATATTACATTAAATTAGCAACTAACGTACGACGATAGTACTGGTTACGGTTAGCCGTAAATGTATCTGCATCGTTAGCATTTGTCAATGTATCGGTAGTAACGTATGGGTTAGCAATCATACCATAACGTGTCTTGAAACCGATCTTTGGTTGAAAGCTGTTTGGATCAACGGCGCGAACCATTTGGAGGGGAATATATGGGCAGTAAAAAATACCTGCATCATATGGGCTAGAACCCTTATAACCTACAAGATAGAACTGGCTTGCGTTGCCAAGGTTTGCAGAATATGGATCGATATAAACACGGAAACGACCATTCAACACACCAGCAAATGTATTACCTGTGTCATCAACATTCAAATTGGTTGACAATGCTGGTGCATAGTCAAGAACACCAGACATTGCTAAAGCACTTGCAACGTCTGCTGAGCAAACGAGGAAGTTACCTTTTCCACGACGTGTGTCTTGTGCAATGTGGTTAGCATCACGCTCGATGTTAAACAATAGACCCTTGAAACGCTCAACTGACCAACGGCCGTTTGAATCGATGTCTAAGTCGAATGTACCTGCAGTAGCTGTAGCTGGTGAACCTTGCTTTGCAACTTTGTAAATTGTACGGACAACTTCACGGTTAATTTCAAACATGAATTCTTGTGAAAGGATGTTTGAAAGCTCTGCTTCTGCATCAAGGCCGTGAATTGCTTTCAAGTCTTGTGCAAGTTCAACCGTGTACTCTGCCTTCAATGCACGGCTACGAGCTGTAACAGTTGTCTTGTCGATGCTGAAAGACATTTGGCCAAATGCATTGGTAGATGCATCACCAAGAGCTTCAGCAAATGCTGTAGCAGCAGCGTTAGCAGTTGTATATGTGCCGCTAACTGGGTTTGAACCAACGTGAGTTGGGTTAACTGTACCCTGAACACCAGAAGCATTGTAAGATGCTGCTGAGAAGTTTGTATTTGCTTCATTATAAAGTGCTTCAGCGCGCGTGTAGGTATTTCCACGCTCTGAACCATACATAGAACGCATTGCAAAAATAAGACCAGTAGGACCGGTCATAGGCTGCACGCCACAAATATCATATGCCATTAAGTTTGGCATAGCACGGCGAACAAGACCGATCATGATTGGATCATACTTGTCAATACCAGTTGTTGCGTTAATATTGTTCGCAGGAGCTGCCTCGAAAAGTGCTGAACGCTCTTCGCGAAGTGCTTTTTCCTGGTTCTAGAAGAACAGTAGTAACTGCCTTTCTATAGTTGTCTTTGATTTGTGGAAGATCGGGATGCTCGACAACTGCTTCCCACTTCTTTGATAGATGTTCATTTAAAAACATGGTTGGTTTCTCCTTGCCTTAATTAGGCTCTTTTAATAGATCTTGAAAGTGCTCTAGCGTATTCTGAAATTAATGTATTATCCTCAACAATTGGCTTACTGTCTTCTACACTTTCAATAAGGGTATTAGAAACTGGAGCTAGAACTTCAGTCAAAGTTTGTCTGTTGGATGGGAAATAATTCTCTCTAACTACATTAAGTTTTTCGCGATAGAGGTCCTCGTTTTCAAAGTCAATACCTTCTACCAAGCGCTTAAACTTCTCAACCTCGGTATCGGCAAGACCTTTAGATTCTTCTTGAACAATTCTGTCTGCTCTGAGTTCTTCAACTTCTTTGGCAAGCTTGATAGCAGATGTCATGCTTTCATCAAGTTTGCTTTGCAATTCATCAGCTTTATTTTGAAGTTCAGCCATTACGTCATATTTTTCATCTGGTACTTCAACGTAATGTTCTTTAAATAAAGTCTTCATGCCGTGAATGAAATCTTCTGCAATTTCAGTACGAAGTCCTTGTTCAACAGCAAGCTGGTTCTCAGTCATCCAATTTTCTACAACATAATTCAAATAAGAATCAATTTTATCAACCAAACCTGATTTAAATTCTTCTAATTCGGTTTGGTTTTCTTCTTGAAGCTTAACTGCAATTTTTTCCATTTCATCATTTACACGTGCAATTACTGCTGCTTCAAAAATAGATGTTGCTTTTTGTTTAAACTCCTCAGAAATATCGGAACCAAAAATAGAACCAATATCCATGTTATTTTGTTCTTCCTCAGATACAACTTCCTCTTCATTGTAGGTTTTGTCTTCTTCTTGTTGAACATTACCTTTATTGCTACCTTGATTAACAGCATTTTTTGGTTGCATAGCTGTATCTGTAAAATTAGGAGTTGCACCTGGTGTAGATTTCATCTTTATATCATTTTTAGATACTGACGCGGAAGCCTTTGCGCCTTGGTTTTCTTCGTCCTCATCACGCACAACAACAGGCGCGTCTTTAGAACTACCTTGTTTTGGTTGTGAAACATCTCCTGAAATTGCTGCCTTCCTTGAAGTATCCTTTTTGGCTTGCGAAGCAGCAGCCATTCCGACCTTACCAGAGCCACCGGCAGAAAGTTCAGTAGCTGACTCTTCATTAATATCTTGGGGGGTCACCTTCCCAATCAATTCTCTGATTTTAGATTCTACTGACATTTACGTCTCCTAAATTAGGTTATAAGTATATTTATAATTATTTGATTTTTGATAAAAATTTCTCAAATAATTTCAATTTCTCTTCATCAAGTCTAGCCGTTGGAACTTTTTTGAAATGTTCTTTTGCCTGGTCTACTTGAACTTGTGTCCATACACCATTGTTACAAATCCATTCAGCATTTTCTAAAATACCTTCAACAAAAGCATCAGGTGCTGATGGATCAGCAACAATATCGACTGTGGCTAAATGAAAATCAGGTTGTACTATCTTTATTCCGTCTTTTCCTTCCCCCAATGAACCAACACCTCGCGATGAAACGCCAAGGCGAACTCCTTCTTCAATAAAATTTTTGGCAATTTTACCCATAGGGGTATCTAAAATTTTTGCTTCACCCATAACATTATTTCCATCCCAATCCAACTTAGTAATTAAATGTGAAACTTGATTGAGATTTAATGTTGGGTTAGGAGGATGACCGAGTTCACCAAGTGAACGCTTTTCTGCAATCATTTGCTGATAACGTTCTACTTCTTTTTCTAAAGTACCTTTTGGATACATGCGACCGTTTTTATTAGCTTTTTCAGCTTGCATAAAAGGCCCACGTATGTAAACGCCTTTTTTACCTGTATTTTCCTCGGTAATATATTCTAAATCTTGGCTAATTTCTTTTATTAGCTTCATCTTATAGCCTATTATAGAGTGGTGTAGTTGTATACCCGGTTGTTTTAGATAAACCTAAATAAACAGTTCCGCCAGGTGAAGGGATTATTACTACAATGTTTGCATTGGCATTTGCCCCATCAGAAAATCCTTGAGATTGAGCAAGATACCAATTATCATTACCAAATAATTGTAAAATTAATGTATTGTTACGGTAAATTAAAATTGGGTTAGATGAACTACCGTTACTATAAGTTATAGAATTAATGGTGACATTTAAATTACCTGCCGCAACTGTTTCATCAGATAATTTTATATCACTATACAAATCAACGTTGGAAGTTCCATCACCAACGAATTTGACTATGGACTGACCATAAACTTTTTTAGTAATATTTTTTGTTATAGCCATTTTTTATATCACTTGTATTTACCGGCAGTGATTTTGTGCATGGTGTCAGCATTCATTCTGACTTCCCAATCCTTGCCCTGAATATTTACTGAGGATGGCATTTGTCCGGTCTTTTTATAATGCTGAAGAGCTTTATGTGCAATAGCTACATGAATCTTTTCTTCTAACTCTTCTTCAGACATCTTATTTTTCTTGTGCATGTGATATTCATTGATCATCACTTCGACATCTTCAGTAAATACTGTCTCTTCACCGTGATCAAATTGAACTGTATACCATGCAATATTTCCATCTTCATCAGGATCAGCATGCTTACCTTCAACAACCATACCTTCGCCATAAACATCAGAATAAACATGTTTTGCGCAAAGATGTTCTTCTTCCTCTTCATTTACCTCTTCAACAAAAAAATCTACCCACTGCTCACCAAACTTTTCTTCTAGCTTTGCTTTAGCTGTAGCCACAGAAGAGGCAAACCCTTCAGTGATTGTTGTCTTACCTAAAGACTCCATCACGATCTTTGCTAGTCTTGCATCAAATTCTGTGACTCTCATCTCTACTCCTTCTTTTCTAAGAATTGATTTAGCAATCTTGTGTGCTTTTTTAATGGTTGTTTTTTCCAATGGAGGTGTGTCTCCGGTGCTTTTCATAGCACTTTTCATGCCAGTTGCATATGCCATCGACTTATTCATCTTTTCCTCCGTAAATAGCGCCAGCTAATTCTAATTTTTTGAGATCTAAGTAATCAGAAACCTTTGAAGATAAAATGGAGTTAAAAGTTTCTGAGGCTGACGTATTTTCATCACCAACAATCTGGTCAATTAATGAAACAATTTGTTCTTTATCCATATTATCCTCATTGATTTTGTTGCTGATTATTATTTATAGGTTGTTCAAATGGCATATTTTGTTGTGAGTCTTGAACTGGATCCTCTTGATTTTGATTTTCAATCTCTTCTATTTCTTCGTCGCTAAAACGAAGAATTTTCTTTCTAACATATTCTTTGCTAAAATAAGTTCCAACATAAGGTTGCAATTGATTGAGTAAATCAATACGATTTCTGATATTCTCAGCATCTTTCATTTCTTCAAAATACTGATCTTGAGCATATTCGTATTGAATAAGCTCTTCTAATGTTTCCCAATCAGACTCGACAATAATTCCTTTAAGAACTAATTGCGTCTTTAATAAATCACTAAACAACACATTAAACTTCTTACGAAGTCTTGATATAAACTTAGCAAATTTTAATTCATCTCTTGTGATTTCAGCCTGTCGACCAAAATTTAATCCTGACTCTTGTTGCAATCTACTGATAGGAACATTTAGAGATTGGTATACTTTATTTAAAAAGTAATTAATATCATCAATCTGCCCTAAGTTTTCACCACCAGGTAAAGTAGTGATTTCAGTACCTCTTCCACCTTCTCTTCTTGGAAGCCAGAAATCTTCTAACATCGACATCATCTTTCTATCGTCTCGAATCTCACCAGTAGAAGAATCATAAACAATCTTATTTCTATAGCGAGCCATAATATCTTTAAGGTATTGCTCTGCCTTAATTTTAGGCAAATTACCTACATCAATATAAAATATTCTTCTTTCTGGAGCTCTTGCTAATCTATAAATTACCAAAGAGTCTTCCATCATCTTAAGTTGATTTACTGGCTTTACTGCCTTATGTAAGTAACTTAATACTACGTTTTTATCATAATCTACAATACCAGAAGAAACAAATGTGATAGAGTCTTTGGTAATCTTTATGCCGGTATTTTGCGACTGTACTGGAACCTGTGCACTGATGTAATTAATACCTTGTTCATTGTAAATAAAATATTCTTCAATACTCTTTACAAGATCAACGCCAGTCTTAGGATCTTTCTCTTTTTTTACTTCTCTAACTTTTTTAATCTTGCGCGGATCAATTTGTCTTAATTCAACAATGCCACGTCTTGGTTGTTTAACATCAATTACTTTTTGATAATATAAACGACCATCAATATACCAACGTCTAAAAATATCATGAGATTTATAATTAAAATCAAGTTTTTTTAATATATTATTAAATTCTTCAGTAATACTTTTTTTAATATTATCTGGTAATTTAACTTTATCTAAATTAATTTGTATTGCTTTTTCATCATCAACTGCAGCGATTGCCTCAGTAACTATCTCATCGATAGCAGTAGAGGTTTCAGGATGCATTGATGTTTCTCGATACCGATTAATTAATTCACTTTCAGTCTTTGAGGTGGCGTCTAAATCGACATAGGTGCCAAAATAGCCACCACCTTGAAGTGTAGTTGCACCATCTTCTGGTGTAGGAACTACGAAAGACTGAGAGCGTAACGATTTATCTTCACTTTCGTTACGCGAAATGGTAAAACCAAATAGATTAATAGGCATAATATAAGTTGTTTTTTAAGTGCTAGGAAATAATTTTACACCAGTAATATTAGTAGGTGTGAAGGATTGATACTGCCAAGTTACCGTAAAGTTAGAAATCGTATCATTAGCACCAAAGTCAAGAGCGATTGGACTAATATCAACAGGAAATGCCTGTATTAATTTATAAGCTTTCAAAACGCCGCCATTTCTATCCAATTGAAAAATTTCTTGATCGGTTTGATAGTTGTCAGGAGATAAAACACCCTCTTTTACTTGAAGATCTTCCATCCCATTCATCCATTGTTCTAAAGCATTTCTTACAACAAATCCTGTATCATTAAGAACAGAAATTGTCCAGGGGGCAAATACCCTGTCTCCTGCAAATTTCACTTCCCTGCCACGATAAAATACAGGTGCAACTCCTAGTGATTCGCCGGGCATTTCAGCAACGTTAATCATATAAGTACCAAGTTCTTTTGCCGCTCTACCTAATGATACGTAATTTGGAAAACCTAATCTAATAGCAAACTGATTAGGTCTTGCACCACCACCAGTTAGCTTAGATTTAAAGGCATATACATCAAATAAGTTTGACATCTTTTTCTCCCTTTAATTAGGCGCCAGCCTCTTCAAAGCTAATGCCAGTTCTTGTAGCAATGAAGTTCAATGTAATAAAGTTGATTGAGCGCGCAGGCTTAATGAAGATGTCTGCAACAAATTCATTTCTATCAATCACTGCAGAAGTATTGTTTGTTTCATCACAAACAATTTTGTAATCAATAATACCACGACGACCCTGTACATCACGTAAGAATGGTTCTACAATATTAATGAATTGTGATCGTGTAAATGCATCGTTAAGCTCAAACAACTGAAATTTTGCAGCCGTAGAAATTGCTTTTTCCAAAACTATAAACAATCTGCGGACATTAATGCGGTCAAATGCAGAAGGCTTGCTTTGCATAGTCTTATCTCCAAACAACACAACACCTTGGCCAGGCTGAGAAACAACTGGATTGATATTGTTCTTGTAAAGAGTATCTCTTGCTGCTTTGCCTGGATTCCATGCAAGTTTAACAACATTCTTAAGACCACCACGATTGTAGCCAGCTGGAGAGAACCATGGATCTGCAACAAAGTCTGTTCTAACACATAGACCAGCGATATCACCGTTTAATGGAACCCAACGATACACATCATTATAACGATCGTATTGATACTTCCATCCAGAATCCATCACTGCGTAGCTTGATGAACCAATTGTATTTCTATATGATTGAACACTTGATAAGGCTGTTGATTCAGAAACGTTATAAACATCATCTAATTCAGGAGATACGAATACAACAACATCATTTCTCTTAGTTTCGAAATCGCCTGTCAACAAACCAACAATTGATTGAGCAGTAGATGCTGCAACATTACCAGTTGGAACTAAACTTACATCAACAATATCTTCGTTAACAAACTGTGTATATGCACCAAGGATATTACCTTGTGTTACAGCAACATCAGTACCACCTGTCATGCTAATAGATACGTTAGATAATAGATTGGTATTAGCAGAACCACCAGTGTAGCTAGATGCAATTGAACCCCATGATCCATATGCATTTGCATTTGCCTGCCCATAACTTGGATGGCTTGCGAATCGAATATACCTAGATTGCTGATTAATAGCTTCTTTGTAATAAATTACTGAGCCATCTGTTGCCTTAGCATCAGAAGCTTTTGATAAGAATTGATACTTTTCTAAGATTGTGCCAGCTGTTCCAGAAATTAGACCATCTTCATCGATAACTAGAACATGAAGTTCGTCGTGCCTTCCACCCCTATCTGCAGCATATGCTGATGTAACTGGTGAAGATGTAAATGCTGATTTGTATGCATCATACCATGCACTCCACGTTGCAACGTCAGCCATTGCAACTTTTAAGGAATTGCCAAGTGCTCCAGGATATCTTGCTAAAAAGATATCACCAGTAGAAACAGTGGTTGAATTATCGTAATCATCATCATTACCAATTCTAAGTGTAGCACGACTGTTTGCTGATGCGTTGGTAGACGCAGTAGCTGCTCTTACTAAACGTAAGTTATTTCCATAAGAAAGGAAATTTGCAGCAGTAAAGAATGATTCATAAGTGTTGGCATCAGGCTTGCCGAATTCAGTAACGAGCTCTTGTTCGTTTGTTACAAGAACTGCAACATTACTAGGGCCCCATGCAAAATTTCCAGCAAATCCGCCTGCGGTCGTAGCAACGGCTGGAACAATCGCGGTAAGGTCCTTCTCAGTTACTAATACGCCTGGTGATAGCTGAAAGGCCATTGTAATCTCCTATATTAGACTTTTTAGTCAATTTACATTAACTTTTATATTTATAAATAACGAAATTTACACATTTTCTAGCCAATTCTTCTTCATCTTAGCCATTGCTGTTTTTGGTTGTTCAGTAAACCAAACATCTCCACCCCATACTTCTTTTTCCACTTCTTCTTGATGACCACCAGTAATAAATCCAAACGGAGTCAATTCTTCTTCCATTTGTTGAATTTGTTGCTCATACATTGCCTGACGAATATTAGTATTAGTCAAGTCTCTAAAGAATGGATCAACTGCTGCCCATGCAAATAACACGAGTGTCATCACCAAATCATCATGATAACCTTCATCTGCTTTAAATGTATTTCTAACTTCTACAAATGTTGAGAATTCTGAAATAGTATCTGCATCATGGATCAATAACTTCTTACTTTCCATTAAGGCCTTAAGACTTGCACATCCAATCCTCTTGACTAATGTTGATGTCTTTACACCTGGCATAGCAGATGTAAAGCCTCCTGATAAGAATTGACCTTTCTTTCCGCTTCCAACATAAAGAAGGTTTTCATATTCATGTTCTGATCTGATGATATCAGCAACTTGTTGACCTACATCATTGACTTCTACTAACACATAAGCGTTATTATATGTCTTTGCTGCATTATAAACTACAGTAGAATATAGAATTGGACTAATTGTATTATTTCTATACTTACCAACCATCGTGTAAGGTGCTTGAGATACATCTATAATAGAGAATGCAGAATAATCTCCACCTACACCTCGAGATACATCTGCAACAAGCATATAAGTTTTATTTTTAGATGGCTCTTCATATAAATCTAGACCATCTTTACTAAAGATAGGTCTCTTAGATGAAAGTTGCTTTAATGTCGTTGCATTTATTAGTGTATTAGATGAACCAAGGAATTCACATAATACTTCTTGGTTAAATTTGAGTTCACCAAGTGTTGCTCTTTGTTCAGCAAGCCATTTTTCATCTCTACCTGGAATTCTATGGTAAGGTATGAACATAGACACAAATCCATTTAGATTTTGTTCAGCATCATTCCAGAATTTCCAGAAATGATTGTATCCTAATGGAGTAGAAGTTAGAAGAATCTTTGTTGTTTGACCAGAAGAAATAGTAGGATAAACTGATGTAAAGAATTCTTCTGCAACATTATTTGGAATAATAGCTGCCTCATCGATGTATAGCCAATTGACTGACTTACCACGAATACCAGAACTTGTTGTAGCTGCACAAAATATTTTACTTCCATTTTCTAATTCTACAGAACCCTTATTCCATTCTAAGATTCCTGATTGCATCCAGATTGGCAAATTTTCATACATTAGCTGATAACGAGATAACACTTCACGTGCGGCGGCTGCCTTGTTAGCTAAGATGGCAACTGTTTTGCTTTCTTGAAATAAAGTATACCAAAGTATACATGCTGCAGATGTAATCGTCTTACCTTGCTGACGACCTTCCATTAAGATCACACGTCTATTATTTAATATAGTATTTACTTTTTCTTTTTGGCATTCATAGAGCTTAAACTTAACCAAACCGTGATCAAGGTTAACAATATAACAATAGTTTTCTATAAAATAAATTGGATCAAGAATACAACGTTGAATCTCCCTGATTTGTTCTGCTTCAAATTGAACAACAAAACCAGGTTTCTTTAGATTCGAATTACCGTTATACGAATGTCTAGTTATCGATTGTTTTTGAATTATCATTCTTTAACATTTTCAAAAGATCAGTCGTTGAACCAGCAAACATGATATTATTTTGTGTGCCAATCGCTTGTTTTTCTTCTGGCTTATCTTGTAGGTCTTTTACTTGTTTTTGGAGACCTATTAGGTCTTTTGCAACTTCTGACATTGTCTTAATTAATTGACCAGTTACTTCAAAAGATCTAGGATGTTCAGAGTTTCTAGCAAGATCTATTATATCATCTAAGGTAGCCTCACCTTTAATCAGTAATTTTCTCATTGTAGTTCTAGCTAACTGATAATCATCCTCCTGATCATTTATTTTAGAAGAAGTAATAGAGGATAAAGGATATTCTTTTATAGATTGTTGATCTATTGAAGAAATATCAAATATTTGGTCTAGTTTTTTCATTAAAAATCTTCAAAAGTTTCAGTGAAGTCTATTGTATCACCTGGTACAGCTGTACCAGGGCTTGGCTCTACAGTATATTTTTGTATTTGTTCTGAGAGATCAGGGTTATTATATGTAGTAGCAATAGATTTTCTAATATAACCAGATTTTGTAATAGGTCCAAAGAAGTTTAGTTTAACTGTAAATGATAATGTCCAAAGTATTGATCGTCTTGTATAAAGTTCGCCTTCAAAGTCGTCTTCGTATGAAATATTGTCTAGTATAATTGCAAGATCGTGTTTTAAATTCAAATCAGGAATTGCTTTTATGGTTAAATTAAAATCAGGATTAAAATAAGGTAAAATTTGTTCAATTATTTGTAAAGCATCATCCTGGTTTTTTGAATAAATGTATAAATTGATGGCCATATTGTATGGAGTCGGTGCATATTGTGTATTTAACTTATAGCCACCCGTCACTGATCTATTTTGTTGTATAACATTGATCCTTCTTCCTGGATCGTATTGTAATCCAACCATTTCAAACGCCATTCTTGGCAATACTACTTCAACTAAACCAGTATCTGCGTTAGGTTGTTGTTGAATTCTCGCAATAAACTTTTGTCTTGGTGCATAGCTTAATGGAACACGAATTGTTTTTTCGGCCTGACCTTCGGTACCAATTCTATCAATAATAATTCCATTAAAAATATTGCCAAAAGCAATAATACTTTTTCTAATAGTAGAATGATAAAATTTTTGGTTAAGCATTAAATACCTCCCCAAAAGGATTTCTATCGGTAAAGTCTAAGATATCTCTAATATTTGTATCGTAGTCTTCGTTGCTTGCACCAGCATCTCTAGATGTAATTACATACTGTTCTAATATCATTGCAGATGGTGTAAAATCTTCTAATGCAAATGTTGTTCCATCTTCAAGTAGGAACTGATAACTAAGCATATCGAGGGTTGTATCTTTAATTTGGTCATCAATCTCAGCAATACCTGTATCAATGGTCTCAGAAGCGTATTGGAATAATTCACAATTAAGCTTGAAAACGTATAGTTTACCAACCTGGAGAAAAGGATCTCTTGCTTCTACAAACTTAATTTCAAAGAAAGACTTAGTCATTGGAAAATATAAGAGGTCACCTTCAGCTGGTCTATCTGCTAGAATGGTTCCACCATCTTTTCCAATTAAATCCTGCCATCTTCTTCTCGAAACAACAAAGTTTGCCGTGTCTCTAATCTCAAGACCAAACTTTGACATGAATTCACCATCGCCACCAAATCCATCAATATTTTCCAAATACATTTCAATTGGATAAGCGCTTGTAAATTTACTCAATGGATCCTCTCCAAGGATTAAATCCTCTTTGACAGCAGATCTTGGTAAGTAGTAAACATCAAATCCATATATCTTTAGACATTCGATAATTAGCCCTTCCATGAGTTCGCTCTCTGAACGACGACCCATAGGAATTCCTGATTGAAAATAAAAATTAGTAGGCATAATTCATCGAATTCTTATTGATTTCTTGTTGGTTTGTCTCTATAATTCTCTATGTGGCCGGTTGAGAAAAGGATTCTATATTACTATATTAACCAACAAACATATCTGGTGGTAATTCAAATCTTGATTGCATTTCTTCTTCTAGTGTTTGTATTTCCTGTAATGCTTCATCAAATATTTGTTGGCCATTTAAAAGAACACCGCCAGGTAATTGGACTCCTTGAAACTTCTTCATGTTCTCACCCCATTGCTTCTTAATTAGTGCTGTTGCATATCTCTTAAGAAACCTATCGTTATAGACATCTGTAAACGTATCTGGATCAAGTATTCTATAACATTCAACAATCATATAAGAACCAATATCTACATCTGCAGCCCAATCCATATCAACATAAAGACGATTCATGTGTCTATTGAATCTTATTGGTTTAACGCCAACTAGCAACTGATTGATTAATTCAATTTGTGTCTTTACTTGTGTATAATAAATTAGATCAGTTGACATTAGACTATAAAGATCATTAATTAGAATCTGATATCTAATATCAAAAATGTTGATACCAGTGCTTCTATTAGAGAATGGTAGTACTCTAGTAACACCAACCACTGCATCAGGAATATCAAAGTATCTATTATCGTAATTTCCAATCGTGACAGCATTTACAATAGCATTGCTATTAGATCTAGAACCAGTAACTAATTCACCAGAGGCAAAGGTTCCAGTTACACCAGCTAGAACTAAATTAGCAGTGTCTGATGTAGAGCTTATTGTAGCTGTAGCACCTGAATTTGCACCAGTAATAACATCACCAACTACAAAAATATTTGCCTCTGCATTTGCAAGAATAGCAGTTGATGGGGTTACCTGAACTTTTAAGTAAACCATCTCCACAGCATCATAGTGATACTCTCTATAGAACTGAAATGCATCATCAATTCTATCTTCTATTTGATCTTCATCAATGTTAATTTCAATGACAGGATGGCCTAACCTTCTTAGGCAATAATCGATTAATCCTTGTCTACTACTTGGATTTGCCATGAGTTAATCCTTAAAATGTTCCACCATCAATGTTTCCATTAAACACACCTATTATATTATTAGCTGTAATTGTATTAGCAATAAAACTTCCAAAAATATCTCTTATAACTATAGTATTTGCGATTGCATTAGCATTTGCATTGTCAATAGTATCAGTATAATATTTTCCCCCAATCTTGTGAATAATTGCATTTGCATTAGAACCAATAGCTTCAATATAAAGAATGGCGTTGGCGCCGTCATTGGATGAATCTTGACTATATGCCAGTTCGCCTTCGGCTAATATTGAAGTAGTAGGAGGGTCGCCTAGGGTACTTCTCTTAATTTGTATAACCGTTGCCATAACAAGCTGTTAGTAATTGCCACCATCTAGATTATTTGGTTCGTTTGGCGCAGCTACCCATTTATCTGTTGTAGTATCGTAAATCAAGGCATATCCATCTTGTAAATCTAATGCATTAACATTTCTAATACTTTCTAATTTATTAATATCAGCACCACCTCTTCTAATTAATAATCCAACCGTAGTTTCAATAGAGTTCTGATCAACAATAATTCCTGAAGATGCTCTCTTTGAAACTATGACTTTAGCAGTTTCAGGTCGATCGATAATAACTCGAGGTGCAGTTCTCTTAGTGACTACTACGCTCATCTCGTTACTCCTGGCATAATGGTTGCAATACCTTCTACAAGTCTAGTATAACTATTAGCATTGTTAGAGTTATTATGAACAACTAAGTCATACACATATCGACCTGGTTTTAAGGCGCCAGTAACATGGGGTGCAAGAGTCAAAATAATTTCGCCATTTGCAGAATCAGAAATGTTTGCTACAAATGGAGTAGAATTAGATGAATAATAAGATTTGCGTAATTGTGCGTTCGCCGTACAATTAGCTAGACTGATATAAGTGCCATCATCAGATTGCCAATTAATGGTTACACTGAAGTTTGCACCTTGATCGATTAGAAGATTATTGATGATAGCCATAAATATCCCGTTTTATTGGATATTTATGGCTTGAAGATTTTAGTTATTTTAGCTTGGAATTATCAAACATCCAGAACATAAGAAGCAATAAACTCTCTGACCTGATACTGTAGAGCATGTTCCCCCGCATAAAGTTGTAGCTTCCAGCCCTGTAGTTGGATATGATATATAAACAGCACCACTGCCGCCAGACACGCCCAACGCCGATGATCCTAATTCTCCACCATGACCTGAATTTGCAGCACCAGCACAATTTGGAGCTGCTATTCCTCCACCCCCACCTTTAGATAAATACAAATTAGCTCCAGTTATAGTAGTGTAGCATCCAATTCCACCTGTAGCAGTAGGACCTGCTACACCGGAGCCACCAGCACCACCTCCTCCACCTCCTCTTCCACCCCAATTATCGATACCTTGGCCAGCACCACCTGGATTACCTTGCCCTGGAATTCCGGATCCTTGAGTAGCAGCTGGAAAAGTTGAGCCTCCTCCACCAGATCCGCCTGGTTGGGATGTACAATTTCGCCAATTTGCTCCACCACCACCACCGCACGATTTAAGTGATATGGGGGTAGGGTTATTACTTCTGACTATACAAGATGGGGATCCAGGAGTACTAAGTATTGATGGGAAATATTGACCACCACTTCCACCGGTTCCAACTGTAACTGTATAAGTGCCACCACCATATGGTATTAAACAACAAAGAAAACCGCCAGCACCACCACCTCCACCCCATGTTTGACCCCATTCAGCCATTCCAGCACCAGAACCTCCACCTCCAGCTACTAACAATACCGTAATTGATGCAGGCAAGGGCCCAGCCAAAAGACAATAATAACATGATAATATATTAGATGATTCAGTTGTGTTGGCAGTATACACAGAGGTTATTAAAACAGCTGATGGTGTTTCATTGGATATAGTTCCAAAAACGTAACCATTAGAACAGATACTTGTTCCACAAGGGACACAATTTGCCGCATATATGAGTGGAAACCCTGATAGATTATTTGCAGATAGTCTCAAAGAATAGAAATTTGATGGCGGCAAAATGCATGCACAAGTACTCGATGGGTTGTTCCATGTTATCGGATCATTTAAAGTAGTATACGAAAATGCCCTTGTTGTATTTTGAAGTTCTTGATCAGTTGCATTAATTGTAAAGTTATATGTTGTATTTGACCCAACACTTCCAATATTACCAGAAATAATACCAGTGTTAGCATTTAATGATACATTGGCTGGTAAAGACCCGCTTAGCAGTGTATACGTGATAGTCGTATCACTAAATGCATTAACAGCAATATTAACTGGTGTGCCTTCATAATTAATGCCAGCATTTCCTGCTGCTGGATAAAAAATAGGCGTGCCTGATATACTCAGTCCGCTTGGCCTCGTAGCAGTAGCTCCATCAGAATTAATAACATATACAGCGTATGTACCAGCTGATAATACAGGTAAAGATGCTCTTAACCTTGAAGAATTAACGAATGATACCGTTGATGCTGTTAAAGAACCAATGATAACAGTAGCTCCGTTATCAAAATTAGCTCCATTGATTTCAATATATCCTTGACTATTAGCTGCAGTATCATCTAAATAATTATAAGACGAATCAGTTACTCTAACATTTGCAATTCTTGGAGTTACGCT